TAATTATAACGCTCTAAAGCCGATTTTAGGCTTGCTTTGAATCCACGGTAAATTTCCCCGTGTTGTAACAGTTCATGCCTTAAAACTGAAACTGCATCAGTAATTGATTGAGAAGTGAAACTAATTTGTGCCAGACACTCCATTTCAATATCCGGCTCTGCCACCATCTCGAATACAAATGTCGGAAGCTCGTCAACAGCAACATGGAAATCAACAGACTTTACTCTTGGGACTTCATGTCCGTCAATAAAGCACTGTGTCCCCATCCAGTTATACGGACTCGGATTTATAATTTTCACAACAGGCATCTACACATCCCCTTTCTTGTGCATTGCAATATGTCAGTAGATGTTCTGCAATCTCTTGAAGCTGATTTGTGTCGTACTTTGCAAAGGTCTGCGGTTCTTTATTATGCAATGGTGAAAATGTACCGGATTTGCTAGGTTCAACAGTTATCGTTGCATTAATCAGCATGGACGCCGCGTCAATTGGTTCGTCTGGAAGCATTAAATCGTCCTGATTCTTATGTACTCCCATAAAAAGCTCGATTCCATCCGCTTTCATTAGCATGTAATCGTGAACTTTATCGAAGTCCGGTGCTTCCTCTGTAATAACCGCTTTTCCGTTTTCTACGTACACATAATAAACTTTTTCGTTTCTATTCATTCGTTTCGTTCCTTTCCAAAATCGCTTTTTTTATTTTTTAAGAATTTTTCAAGTATCGACATTCGTCTACCTTCTCCGAAAATATTCTGCCAGTGCTTCCCTTGTGATCTGGGATACGCTTTTGCCGGTTCGGTTCTTCTCGGCTATGAGTTTTCGTTCTAGCTGGTACGGAATACGAATTCTGATTGATTCGCCCTGAGGATTATTATTTTTCATAGGCAGTATCCTTAACTAACAATCTCAATCGGGCATCCAAGCTGTTTTTCCAACTCGGCAATAGTAATCTTTCTTGGCTTCATCACATCAGCATCAACACGCTGGATAATGCCTTCTGAAGTTTTCGCAAGTCCTTTGCCAGAAAATTTATCTATTCCCTCATTTGCAAATATGCTTAAATGCTCATATCCATAAGCTCTGCACCATCTTGTAGCTGAATCAACAATTTTTCTTAATTCCGTTTCAGGATCACCAAACAAATCCGTGTAAGAAATAGCCTGGTCAAATTCTGCATGGCTTATCGTTGCTGGAATTAAAATCTGCTTATATGGACTTCCGATAAATCTAAAGAATCTGTTAGTAATTAAAGCTTTTTCGCCTTTTGGTAATCCAAACCCTTGTGCCACAGCTTTTTTAAGTAACTGTTCCGATTCTAAATCACTTTTTGTAGTAATAGCCTTGTTTGCAAAATCAATCATCCTTTTCCTCCCCTAAGATTTTGTATAATGTTCCCCTGGAAACTCCAATGATCTCAGCAAATTGAATTTTTGTAATCTCACCATTCTGCCATCTGGCTTTAGTATCTTCAAAAAGTTTTTTGTCAATCTCTTTCTTTGCACGTCCTTTATATTTGCCCTGAGCCTTAGCAATGGCAATGCCCTCTGCTTGACGGCGTTTGATATTTTCTCTTTCTTTTTGCGATACATACGAAAGAATCTGGAGAACCAAGTCTGCTACAAACGTACCATCCAAATTTTTTGATATGGATGTATTGAGAAGTGGCATATCTTGAACCATGATGTCCGCTTTGATTTCTTTTGTAATAATCCTCCATTGTTCCAGAATCTCTTCATAATTTCTTCCGAGACGATCGATAGAATGGAGAACCAGCATGTCACCTTCTCTAAGTTCCGAAATCATTTGCTGGTATTGCGGACGATTAAAATCTTTTCCTGACTGTTTGTCCACGTATATTTTTTCAACGCTATCTGCTTTCATGGCTTCAATCTGTCTTGCTTCGTTCTGGTCAACTGTTGATACTCTTGCATATCCTATCTTCATATATACACGCCCCTGTTTCTTTATAAATAAATTATACACCTTAGCGTGTGCGATTGCAAGTATATTGTTCACATTCAAGTGAATTATTATTGATTTTTGAAACGTTTGCGTTTATTATATAATTATAGGAGGTATCGTTATGGTTTCTCAAAAAGTAAAACAGATAATGAGACTCAAAAAAGCAACCAATGTTCAAGTTGCCGAACATCTTGGAACTTCTCCACAAGCTTTGGCAAATAAGTTTTCCAGAGGAACGCTTTCTGCTAATGAGTTGATTACTATTCTGGATTTCCTCGGATGCCAAATAGTGGTTGAAGCCATACCAGATGTAATCGTCAAATTTAATATTGATGATGTTAGAGAAGAGTCGTAATGGCTCTTCTTTTTTTTACTTGCTCCGTCACATTGACGGGGCTTTTTTATTTTTTCGGGAACTCGGAGGACTTACTAGGCCGATGTGGGTCTGTATATATACCCCCTCCCGGGTCTGTTCCTGGTAACGCTGACCGGGTAGCCCTTTGCCCCATGGGTTCCCGCTGCTCTGGCCTTAACGCTGTTATTCGTTCGGCCTGCGGCAGCGATCAAGGAATATTACTCGCCGTTTTATTGTCATATTGCACAAAAAATCGTTGTTATGCCAATGTATACTTAGAGTACACCCTAAAAGAACATTGAACGTTACTATATATTGTGCGCTAGTCCCAGAAAGTACAACATATTGTTATAGCTCCGGCTTTTCCATCTCCGGAAGCTCCAACACGTCCTTGTACTTGTCCGCGATCTGTTGTGCTGTCTGCTTTGGCTTTCCGTTGTTCTCTTCTGCGCTCCGTCCGTTTGGTGCGTTCCATCCGAATTTAGAATTGAGTTTCATTGCCACACCTGTGTTATTCTTATCACTGATTCCAATGTTTGCAAGTGAGTGTTCGTCATTCGCATTTAATTTTTTGATTAGGTCAAGGTGTGCTGTGCTTGCTATTTCCCTATACTCCCCTCTCTTATTCAACTTCCACTCCTGTATATCCTTAATAACATTGCCGTCTGTATCTATATATATCTTTGTCTTATATTCTCCATTTACCCAGTTATACATAGTCTGTTCACTAATCTTAATATATTTAGCAAACCCTTGTATATTTGACTCCTTGTTATATACGCCACATATAAATATATAATAGTCGAGTATGTAATTGATCAGTTCTGCATTATCGCAATCTAATATAGTCTGTCTGTTGTACTTGAGCGTTACGTTTTCAGGCTTCAGAAATACATGATCCCCTGCATAACTAAGAGCTGACTCAAATGTGTTCTGAGGTGCTTTCATAAGGTCTTCAATACCATATTCAGCGCAAAATATATCTAAGTATTTCTTTGTGTCCTGTTTAAACGTATCTAACACGCTATTGTCTGTACTCTGCACTGTATCACCTCACTTTATAACGTTAATCTATTAAATCATTATAAATAAAAAAAAGCCGGTCGGCTCTGGTTCGTTGTCCAGTAGCTAACCGGTTCAGCCCTCCAGCGGTTCGTTCTCGCTTTCGGTCTGTATCTGTATCTCTATTAACAGTATTAACATACAAGTTGTTGTTCTGTCAACTATTAATTTAAAACTTTTAGTCAATCTCATATAACAGCATATACTATATCTATGTATATTATATATACTATATACAATATTATATTAATCAACTCAGCCTCTGGAATCTAGGAAGGGACAGGGAATAACTATAATTATAGATATTCATAATCCATAATATTAATATATATAATATTATAATAGGGCATTTTGAACACACAAAAAGCCAGACCTTCCGGCATCTGATCCGGCATGATCTGGCTATATTTTTTTCGTATTCAGTTACGATCCGCTTTGTCAGCCCTGCCCCTTCCTGAGTTCCGTCGGCTTCGTTGTATTGAACATAACAGAACGACTCGTAAAAGTCAAGTAAAAATTTGTCGTTGACTTTTTGATGATATTGTGCTATGAATAATTATGTCAGGACTTCGGCGGCAGTTCTGTACCTGTCCTAAAAGCCGCCACAAAAAGCATGATATAAGCCACTGGAATTTTCCAAGGGCTTTTTTGTATTCAAATATTTTGGCTTGTTTCTCTTGCTCCCTTGTTTAATCGTTTGTTTTATACATATGCCTGCCAGTTGTTACTTTGGTTTTTCCTTTGAATCTCCAGTATTTTTTCATAGCTATACCACGAGTTTTTGTAATAGTACATGCATCCTTTTAAACATCCATGCGAAATATCCGTAAAAAGTTCAGATATTTTCGAAGCATTTCCGAAATCTTCCACCGGAAGCAAATCTTTTCTAACTCGAATCTTATTAGTTTTCCCCCAGATACTCAACCATTCAATCTGGTATCTTTCTTTTAACTCGAGAATAATATATCCGTCCTGACAATCGACGTCTAATTTTCCCTCGAAACTTCTGTAAATTTCCTGCATTTCTTACCCTCCTATATTTCCCCGTCTGGGGTGTTCTTCTTTTGTTGTCTTTATTATATAATATTAGTGCTTAATTGTCAATAGAAATTTGTGCTTAATTTATTATTTTTTCATCTTGTCCATTCTATCAAGTTCTGCAAGAATTAATTCCCTCGCAAAAGCGTTGGTTTTTAGTCCGTATGCGTTTATTCTGTCAAGTGTTCCCTGCGGTAAGATCACATTAATTCTATCCTTATTTTTCATGCATTTCTTAACTGCTTCTCTATTTTTTATCGCTTTTTCTTCTGCTGTTAATTCTGCCATGTTTATCCCTCCTTTATTTTGTTTCATTATAATATACATGTGCTTAATTGTCAATGATTTTAGTGCTTAATAAAATTGCACAATTCGCCTCTTATAATTAGTGCTTAATTTGGCTATTATGTCAATTGTAATTAGTGCTTAATTATAGTATTATAATATCAGCGAAGGGAACACAAGAAACAAACAACCAGAACCGCCCGAACCACTCAAACCAATGAGGACATAGAGAACCGGATCCGATTAATTGAAAAATTCTAGTTCCTAGCAACTAAATAAAAAAAGCCGGTTGCAATCCTACCAAGACAAACAACCGGCACCCAACAAAAAAACGAAAGGTAGCCCTATTATAACAGGGGCAAGGGTAAAAAGCAATGTTAAAAACAAACTCAAAGGAAGTTATGAACAGAATTAAAAAAATTATCATGGACAGCTACGAAGCAGCCGAGGAATATTATACATATGAAGGTGCAACAATGAAAACAGAATACAACGAAATCTGCAAAGATATTTTAAACATGTTCTACATTGAAAAGTTGCATCTTGATAACAGATATAAAGCCGGACGTATTAGCAAATCAGATTTATTTATGGACTGGATGCAAGGACTCCCAACGGCTTTCCCGGTTGCTGATGATATTTTTCTTCATAGTGCCGTTGACTTCCTGGGCGATCTTCTGGACGAAACCGAAGAAGAAAAGCAGCGTTTTACAGACGAACAGGCAGAAAAAAGATCCGTTTATCTTCTGTATAGAGAGCTAGAAAAGAACGCAACAAAATAACAGGAGGGAAAGCAATGAACGAAAAAAGATATACTTATAAGCAGTGGAAAGCAATCCACCGAAGAAAAGTTATTCATGCCGTAAAAGCCTACTTGTTAGGCTTTGCGGTTGCTTCTTTCCCATTTTTGTTGATTGCTCATTATATTTTAGTTGGATATTAACGGGGAGGTGCTAACAATGTCAGAACGCCAGAAAGTCGCAGAAATGACAAAAACACTTGTAAATATGTTCCCAGATTCAAAAAACGATCTGGAAAAAGAAAAATATTATTACGATCACAATTATTTCACTTTCTACGATTGGGAAGAAAATGTTATAAAAATTATTTTAATGGCAGCATAAAAAGGAGGGCTATACAATGATCAAAATAGATATGTGGTACAACGACAAAAAGGAACAGGCAACCGGGCTCGATATTTGGTTTAATGATCTTGGGTGTTTTTACTCTGGGAATATCACAATTTTTAATAAAATAGTCGGAGATTATTACGCCGACAGCGTGCAAGAAATTTGTGAAGCGTTCCCACATCTGAAAGAAAAAATAAACGCTTGTTTGAACTAAATAAAATAATTTCGGGCGGGGCTTTCCCGCCTGTTTTTCAATCAGAAAGGGGATTATATATGATAGACAGAATTATAAAACCAACGTCCAAGCAGACCGTTGACGCAATTTTAAGCGGTGATTTTTCCGTTGTTGATAAGATTAAGGCAGCCGCAAAAAAGGACGCTAGACAAGTATTTAATGCCGTTTCTTCCGGCGCTGCCCCATTAATCTGGTACGACTTGCCGCCGGTCCGTTGCCAGTCTGGGGCGGTGTCTGTGATGCGGTATGCGTTGCATAGATCGCCCAAAAAATCGGATCATTTACAACTTTCTTGTATGGAGATAAAGGACGGCCGCATAATACCGACATCTGACCGTCAATATAATATCACTGACGGCGGTTTTTCTGAGTTCTTCCGGGACTTGCCCCGGGTCGCACATATAAACTATTTAGAGCGGTAAAACACTGTTCTTTTTCTGGTGTCCTGCATCCGCTCCGGGCGGCGTTGGTTCGTGACCTGTGCCGGGTTTTCTGCTGTAGTGCCTTTTATGCGGCTTTTAACGGCTTATAACTGGCTTTCGGTAAAATATACCGCATACGGCTATAAAATCGTTTCTAGGCTGTTTTACGCAATCAACCAAAAGGATTGACGGCAAATTATAACAGGCGTATTATGGTTATATATGTCAATGTGGATAACTGCCGACTTGGATTCTGTCCAGGCCTATAGCTGCATCTATTCCGGATCGCTTCGGGCGGTCTTATTTATGAACCATTTTTACACGCTGATTTTCTGGCAGTCCGTCCAGCTTATGCAGCTATTGCCGACTTGCTATCCTTGCAAGTGTTTATTTGACGTTTTGCAGCCGTTTATATGCTTACATGTGTATTTTATCAACTGTAAATGCAAAATTGATTTTAGGCATGTTTACGGGCTTTATAATAGCATTGGCTTATTATATTGTATCCCGGTTTACTGCTTCATAATGTTTTAACGCTGTATTTTGACTTTTAAGCTGTTTTATATCGTTGCCCGATAAGTATAAGGCTTATGCCGTTTGAATTGATTTTAGGCGCAATTATGCAATTAATTATAATGTTTCTAGTATGATCGTGTGCATCGGATGGCAACACGTTTTGCTGCGGGTATATTTCTTGATGTATCATCACTTTACTATGAAGTCTCACGAGTGCTAATTTTCACAGACATTCAAAAAGACCCGAAGCATGGATTTTGAACGAAAAAAATCATTTTTCCATGGATACGGGTCATTTTATAATTTTTATTTATTTGTAATTTTGTACAAATATTTTTATAGCATCTATTCTGGGTTCATGAAAAATTCCGAAAACATTTTCTAAATATGTATATTTCATTCTTGACAATATGCCATTTTTGTCATATTATATGACCATAAAGTCATAAGGAGGGCGAAAATGGATAACAAACAGCAAAATAAAACTTTTAAACTTCCAAATCAATTAAGGCAAATGAGAATAAATTCCGGATTAACTCAGCAAGAAGTTGCTGATAAAATCGGAATATCTTTAAGGCAATGGCAAAGATATGAAAAAGAAGGTAGTCTCGCAACTGCCCCGTTTCAAATAGTGCTGAAAGCCGGAAAATTATTTGAGAAAGATGTTTACGATTTTGTAAACTCGCTCAAAGATATTTACGTTGACAGATTATGTACGCCAGATGAACTATACAAAAAAGGAGAAAAAACTATGAAAACTTATTATTCTTTCAAATACGGCACTTTAAAGATCTTACTTCCCAAAACTTCCGATGATGAACTTAACAAAGAAATTGAAAGCGGTATAGAACAGCTCAAAAGCGGTAAATGCAGTTACGTAGCACTTATGATGTTTTTACTGGATAACAAAGTACCAGTTACATCATTCCCTTTGGATTTTACCGACCCAGTCAGCGTAGATCAATCTAAAAGATTCAATGAAGTGTACAAAAAACGTGATTTGTTATACGAAATATAACAGCAAGGCCGGGTTGTCCGGCCTTAATTCATTCTATTCAGCTGATCCAACTTTCCAAGCTTGTTTTTAGCTGCCGGTGTCTTATTCTTCATCTTACGTTCTCGTTCTTCCTGTTTTTTAGTCTTTGATTTCTTTCTCAATGAGTTTCCAGTACTATACCCCATATTTTCCCTCCTTATCCTTGATCTTCTGACTTCTGGTCTTGAAATTGATGATTTCCACGTCCGTATTGAGTTCAGGTGGTATTTTCCCTACAACGATAACTCGAAGCGGTTCTATGTGTCTTTCCATTTCTTCAAAGCCTATACAGAATTCTTCTCTGGATGCTCTGGATTTAATTCTTCCATTGGTGCAACATGCTACGGTGCTTCTTTTTGGCACACCATCAAAAGCCCAGTCATAGCAATACTCTGGCGGTATGCTTACGTTCGGAATAACTTTAATTCCGTTCATGCTGAGATAATGAGACAATGCATGATTACGGTACTTCTGCCAGATATTCATTGCAAATGGCATTCCATTCTCTCCTACTGCCATAGAAAAGTCAGGGCCTATCACGCTATGGAAACATTTTAAATGTTCTAGGTATCTGTCTGGATTATTCCAAATTTTTTCAAATTCGTAGTCGTGGATGTAGAAATTCACTGTCAGCTTGCGGTGATTCTTAATCTTCGGACTGAAGCTATCCTTGAAATCAACCGTATCTTCTCCCGGATGTCCTGCGTATCTATCTAACATCGGTATCTGATATTTTCCGTCCAGTTCTGCTCCTATAATCATGTATTCTCTCATTACATCATATGCGGTATGACTAATTCCCTGTGAGATCATCGTTACCCTCCTGTTATTTATTGACATGATACGTGCGGCACTTATTAGCACTTACATAATGCAGTTCCTATGGCATATAGTTTGTGCTAAAATTTCTTCAACTGTATTTCAATATTTCCATTGACTATAATTATTTTTGATATTATAGTTTTTAATATACGGTTTTTGTTTTGCTTGTCAATGTGTTCCCACACATCGGCAAGCTTTTTTATATTATCGTATACAAATTCTTTCTTCTGTGAGTTATCCGGGTTCTTCATCTCGTTCTGTATTTTTATTTTTAGTTCATCTATGCCGGATTCCGTTTCTTTTATCATCTCCAGAACCGTATCATTTCCCTCAGCATAAAGAGTATACAGACGTTTTAGCTTCGTTTTCTCTTTTTGGAGTTGTTTACTCAAAATGTCCAGACAGCTTTCTCTTTCTTTTGGCTTATGCGATGATAAATTGAGGGAAATCTTTAAAATCTCATCTTCAACCTGCTTTTCAATATCTTCTGCCCACTCAAGCGAATTGTTGCAATTCGGATTATAATTTGGTAAGTACGACATGCCGTTATCCCTTGAATAGCAATAAATTTTATGTTTCCCATGAGTCCACTTCTGATATCTCATCTTGCATCCGCACACTCCGCAATAGCACAGCCCCGTCAAGAGCTGATTCTCGTGATTAACACAGAAGCTTTTACTTTGCTTACGAGTTTTTCTTAATTCCTGGGCTAATTCGAATACTTTAATATCGAAAATTGGTTCATGTCTTCCCTTATATAGTTTCCCTTTATACGGAATCATGCCAATATTTACAGGACTGGTAAGAACCTGTCGTGTAACAAACTCGCTTTTAAATCCTATCAATTTCTGTATTCGAACATCAGAATAACCGGATATATACAAATTCATAGCTCGCAAAGCCATTTCTTTGCGTTCTGGTATGGGAACTAAGATTCCGTCTTCTTTGCTATATCTATAGCAATAAGGGGTGTTGCCACCTCCCATCCAATATCCTTGTTTCACTCGCTCCAGCATACCGCCACGCATTCTAAGCAACATAGTATTTTTGTCAAGTTGCGCAAACACTGCCATCATCTGAGTGTATGCTTGCTCCATTGGGCTGTCGTAGCTTACACTATCATGCACGCATCTAAAATCCACCCCATTAGGTATGAATACACGTTCAATTAAGTATATTCCATCGACCATGCTTCTTGATAATCGATCTAGTTTAAACGCTACAACACATTTTAATTTTTTCTTTGAGCAATCATTAATTAAGCGTTGCAATTCTGGACGATTCATATTCGAACCTGTGAAGCCGTCATCCTCGTACCAATCAGATATAATCAATTGATTTTTTCTGCAATAATTTTCAATATCTCTTTTCTGACTGTCTAATCCATTTCCCTCTTCGACCTGTTTTTCTGTTGATACACGCAAATACGCAACACATTCCATGACTATTCCTCCTTTGTGTAGAAATGTGCCGCACATATCATGTTACGACACATTTTACACTACAATATTTTTGCGGTCAACCTAAGCATTCAATTATGATTTTAATAATTTCTTCTGGCAGTTCAATTTGTTCGATATCAATTTCTTTTCCATCAATCGTAACAATTGCCATATGCTCACCTCTCATTTCACAAAATCAAAAATATTCATCTGTCCTTGTATTTCTTCTATTTCATCTTTTGTAAAAAATTTGCAGGCTGTCCAATTCGGATTCCAGTCAGCATCCAGTTCGTAATTTAAGCATTTGCATCTTTTAACGTTTTTAAACATCCTACATTCAAAGCATTGATGTTCATAGTTCGTACCGCCCGAACGCTTGTACATTTCGCTGATTCTTCTCATAGGCTGATGTCCTTCCATAATTCCGGGCATCTGACAAAGTCATGCTCGCATTCTGCATATATGACGCATTTGTGGCAATCATGCCTACCAATTTGCTTTGCGTATTGTCGTATTACTTTCCTACATATAAGCACCAGTTCTGGCGTGATATCTAACTTTTCGTCTTTGCCCTCCATGCTTTTCTCCTTTTCTTTGTTGCTGCATATTCAAATTTGCCTTCTTTTACGCAATCTCTTGGGTCACATCCTCGACTATGGCCGACCATAAAAATATAATCGCACGGTTGAATTTTCCCTGATGTGCCGTTTGATTTCGGATAGAACTTGCAGTCTGTACATTGACGATTAGTCAAATTCTGAATTTCTTGTGGCGTCAATTTTATCCACGGTTTACGCTTGTTTTCCATTTTCACCGCCTTGAATCTTTTTGATAAGTTCCTGTTTCATTGCATCCGCTATGTGTTCCCTGACTGATTCTTCAGGAAAAGGGATTTCCAATGATCGCTCTAAAATTCTGTTCGTAATGCGGTCATCATATTTCAATCGGGAAATAGGATAATTACTGGTGAAAATTGTGGTTTTCTTGTCCACATACCGACCATTGATGATTCCGTAGAATTTTTCATTAATCCAATCTTTCCCAGATTCCGCACCAAAATCGTCAATAATCAAGATATCCGCGTAAGTCAAATCACTAATCAGCTTATTCTCTGCGTTTTTTCCTCGTTCTCCCCATGTTGACTTTATCTCATCAAGAATTTTTAGGGATGTTGTGAATTTTACCGATTTCTGATGCTTTTCTATCATCTCATTTGCCATGCTACATACAAGCCTTGTCTTTCCAGAGCCTTTAGTATTTGAATATATGTACAGCCCAATTCCCTGTTTCTGCATCTGTTGGATATTTTCGAGCCAATATTTAACAGCTTTTGCCGCCTGTATGAATATTTCCTTACTTTCTGGAAGTTGATACACGCTGCTTTTCATATTTGAAAATCTGCATTCCTTGTACATATCCGGCATTTCAGCAAATTGTAGCTGGTTCTGCATGATCATCTTCTTTCTGATTCCGCAATGGCATTCTTCACAATATGGAACGCCATTATCATCCCTTGACCATATCCAACCAGAACCGCCACAATCAGGACAATCAGTCTGCAAATGGTGTGTCTGAGATTTCGCTTCCTCCGCATTGATCGAATGGGATAAGCGGTTTGACATGCGCTTGAGCTGTTCTACCGGTTCCATGCTTGATGTCGCCTCCTTTTATAACATTGTAGTTTCCTTCCAAAACTTTTGTAAAATTATTCGGCTTTACGAACCAGTCAAATGTTATCATCCATCCGCGGTTATTCTCTCCTCGCAGAAAATCACTGTTGCGAACGTTGTTGATTGCATTAAGGACTTCATCAATTCCGTATTCACGGATTCGCCCTTTGAGTAACTGATATCTTTTTGATGATGGTTTAATATCGCGTATTGGATTGATACCAACTTCCTGTAATTTTTTCCATTCTTCGATGACGCGTCGGACATCAGTCTGACAAATAGTATCTTTAGATACTATTAATTTATTATCTTTCTCTTTATCTATATCTATATCTTTATCTATATCTTTACCTATATCTATACCTAAACCTTTACCTGAGTGCGTCTTTGTTGCGTCTTTGTTGCGTCTATTGTGCGTCTGACGGTTTGAACGCTCTATTAATTTGGTATCGTCAATAACATTTCCGCTTGCTAATGAATAGCTTCCATTCTCTTTTAAAAGCAACATCCTCTTTTCGTCAATATATGAAGTTTCCGTGTATCTATCTCTTGACAATGTGTTATGCATTCGCCAGTGTTTGATTACTATTACACCGTCTTCAAATGTAAGAACAAACCTTTTTGCAATCAATAATCGCAGATCATCTTCGCTTGCTCCTGTGATTTTCATTATCCTTTTTGGGTTTCCAATAAATCCATCATCGTCAGCCCTCATATTCAAATGGAAATATAAGCATTGCGTTGTTGCCGGCATATCCAAAAATGCGTCACTGTCAACAATTTTCATCGTAAACATTCGTTTCTGTGCCAATTCTAAAATTCCTTTCTCCAATTCCTGGTTTTTCAAAAGTGTTTATTTTAATTCAACTTCCATTCCATTGATTTTCAGTTCTCCATTTACCGGAATTACAAGAGATGGAACACCGTTTATTTCTTTCAGTTCAATCAGAGCAATTTTATCTGGCTGGATGCAGATTGTTGCATCTGGTGTTACAATTTTTGCAGTTTTTGAATTATGAATATTGTCAAGAGCAACGGGTTCATTGCTGAAATACATTTCCCAGTTTTCTTTGAAATCCGACAACTTCTCGTCTGGAGCTCCGCAATATCCAAAAATCTGTTCCATTTCATCACATGACACGGTTACCATCTCCGGGCTGTATTTCTTCTGTTCTCTTACTTCCTGCAAAGATTCAACCAAACTTTCCGCGAAATTGAATGTTGTATTTCCTTCGAAATTGTCCATAATAAAATCTGAAAAGACATTGATCTCGTTGCCGGGTATACGGGGAATTGGTGTGCCAAGAACGTTTTCAATGAAGTCGGGATGAATATTCTTTATGTTTTTGTTGAAATACAAGGTTCCATGAATATCAGTGCTTCTGTCATTGAATACAGGGAATAAGAATCCTGTTTCTGGTCTTGAGACTACCCAATCACGAATTCTGTCTTTGATGTTATTTTCAGCCACATCATAGATAAGCCCAGCCTTTGAAAGATTTACTGGACAAATGCTGCACAGAATGTGTTCATAAATTTCTTCTGATGCATCGTGCATTTCAGTTCCATCAGAAGCTTTTCCTGGAATGTCATATACTGCATGAATGAGAACTATGTAGTAATTTTCGTGATAATCGTAATTTTCAATCACTTTGTCGTATAACTCGTCCAAAAGTTCGTCATTTTTAAGCTTACTTGCTCTAATCCGCATAAGAAATTCCTGTGTTCCACCCTCTTTTTCCTGTGATAATGGAAAATCAAGGTTCATAAGGTTTTTTCCAAGTCTGCCAGACATGGTTTTCTTGAAAATGTCAAAATACTTAAACATTTATTCCTCTGGAAGAGACAGGAATGCTTCCTTAATTTTGGTTTTCTTGTTCTTTTCTGCGTCCACATAACAACCACAAATGCGTGTGATTGTGCAATTGACTGGAGTAAACTGTTTCTTAATTTCTGCGATTTCTTTCTTATTCATTCTTTTCCATCCTTTCTGCTTATTTCGCTTGTTTCTTCTCAATCCACTTATTAATTTTATCTTCGGAAATCATATACATTTGCTTTAGCATTTCGATGCAGATCAACACATCTGCAATTTCTTTTATCATGTTATCACGGTCGATTTTCCACGTTTTTCCTTACTGATTGCTTGTATAAGTTCCGCACATTCCTCCATGCAGACGGTTGCCTGAATTTCTTATCCGTAATGGTCAACACTTCTAGCAATAACGCTTTCGTCAATGTTATATGTCATCTTCTTCACCCCAATCTAATTTCTGTCCGCACTTATTACAATAAAAATCCGATTTATAAAGTTCTTCTATATTACAAACCGGGCAGTCACCTTTTGTCATATAATATCTGCCAGAAAAATCGAAAATGGTTTTTATGTTATTTGGTTTCATTGGAATCTGTTTTTGCAACGCTTTAATAGCTTCTTGTCTAACTTCATGCGTACATTTACCGCCATAAGCTGTGTCATCATAACTTAATTCTTTTAACGCTTCTTCTGGTTTCATATTAATCATCCTTATCGTCCTCATCAATATCGACAGTTTCCAGATCTGCGAAATCACAACACATTGCGAATCCGTCAATCATTTTCTTCTTAACTCCAAATACCTCTATCATGTGAGAATTATTTTCCATGATTTTTATTACATCTGACTTTTTAACATATTCAGCCATTCTCCATCTCCTCCCACATAAAATACTCAACAATTTCACCATTCAATATTTTCTCATCCATATCTTTCACCGCATCTTCAATCGAATCAAATCTGCATGGACAAATATGACCCTTTGTCAGATTTACAAATGAGTAAGTATTATCGGACTTATTTCTCATAATACTAACGATTACGTTTCCATTTGTACGTTGTACCAAATAGATGTTATTCATGATTCATCTCCTCCAACTTCTTCTCAGCTTCTTCGCGGGTGAGGAACCATGTTTTCCCGTATTCTACGTCAATGCAAATAACGTTCGGGGCATGAATACTGTCTTTATCGCACTGTACGAACCAACCACTTTGTGAAAATACAATGCTGTAAACTTTTTGATGATACACTCTGTTATTTGCTTTATATCCATTCAGAACATTTAAATCGTAATTCGCTTTGCTCGGAATCTTATAAATATCATCACCGATTTTAACCGGCAATCTCACAAGCAAGCCATGTTCTTCTAAGTCTTCATAAGTGGCAAGCTTTTTAATCATATTTTCTACTGTTTTGCAATTTCCTGCGCCCTGTGAGCAGCTATCGCAATATTCACCACACTCAAGCTCTCGTTTTTCGTTATATGTGATACTACCATCTTCCCATTTTGTTAATCTCTCCATCTACTTCACCTCTTAAAAAGATATATCTTCTAAATGCTCATAAATTTTATGTGGAATAAAACAAATTGCCATAAGTACAAATCTTAATATTACTATTGGAATCTCTGCCAGCATACACAATATACACCAAATACATGCCAGCTTATTTCTTCTCCACCATTCCACTGGTTTTCTTGAAACATTTCCGTCCGTATCGCTTAATGCTTCAAAGGCAATTTTGCTAATTTTTATCATCTACTTCACCTCTTCCATCTGACTTTCTACATTATCTGCAAGTAACTTCAAGGACTCAATAAATGAGTCTGTCAATGCTGTTCTGTCTGGGTTTTTAGCAAATGCTCTGACAAGGTTTATAGCATCTTTGATCTTCTTCTCATCTTCAATTACGTCTGATGCTTCTACTAATTCATATCCCAGTGTAAGGCTGGCATTTCTTGTTAGCTCTTTATTGCTATAGAACTTTAATATATCCGGGATCTGCTGTTCTTCAAAGGGATATGGATACGCTTCTTTTCCACCGTACCATCTATATCCTTGTTTCTTTGCTGCTTTCAGAATATTTTCATACTCTTCATGTGTTATGACTAATACGCATTTATTCGCTAGATCAATCATCTACTTCTCCTCTCCTTTTTCAATCCATCTCCACCATAGGACCACGTATACTGTTCTTTTGAAAAATAAACCGCAACGCTCTTTATGAATCGAATCAAAATTCTCTCGTCCAATCTCCATTGCTCTTTTCCGTGCCTGATCTAATGTTTTGCACGGCTCTTGACACAAAAACCACATGATTACTTCACCTCTTTCGTAATTGCATCAATACAAGCGTTCCAGCCAACAGCAATAATATCTTTTTGTGATTCTACATTGTCAATGGGAGCAATATATTCTTTCCGCTCCGGCAATGGTTTCAATGGGCACCAACCGGGGATTACATCATTGTTTGGAACTCTCCTACAATGTATTGCTCTGCACCAGAAAGTACTTATAAATTTACATTTTCCACAGTTTTCTGGTGTATCAATCACTAATACTGATTTACTCATTTTCTTCCTCTTTATCTTTCTCTGGCAAGTCCATAAGCGGACACCAATCAGGTCTAATACTCAAATCTGTAATATCTCTATTGTTTACTCTACAGAACGGGTGAAGCACTCCGCTGCGTAAAACGCATAAAGCACAATATTTTGGTGTATTTATCACTAATACTGATTTACTCATCTGATTCCTCCATTTCTAAATCAAATAATGTTAATTGTGATCTGAACTCGTTCAACCGTTTTTGGGCTGAATCGTAATAATCTTTATTGATTTCATAGCCGACATATTCCAGACCGTATTCTTCATAGGCAATCAATGAGCTTGCACTCCCCACATGCGTATCAAGCACCATCATTCCTTTCTGCAGATATTTCTGGCAAATCCACCTGTATAGATTTACAGGCTTTTGGGTTGGGTGGATTCGCTTTTCATTCAGTTTTTTGTTTCCTTGTTGTATTGTTCCTTCAATTATTGATTTTCCTTGAAACATTCCTCTCCACATATAGCGAAAAATGTCAACCCTTCTTGTAAGACTGCAGTAAGCGACTTCTGCGTCTGATTGATCTGAACCATCATTGCATTTATCCCAGATTATCAAGCCACCTGCCATTGGGTAATCAAAGTAATTACATCCCCAGATAATCTGATTTTTTGATACTCTGAATAGCTGTTTAAAATACTCTCGATCTGGCGGTTTATTATCCCAACCATAATTCTTATAGCCGCCATCAGGAACATAAATGGAACTTCCATTTTTCTGCTTTACATATTTACTGCGATTCTTACCGCCATGTTCTTTGATTCCGTATGGTGGGTCTACAACTGCCACATCGAAGTAATTATCTGGAAAGTCCGGGAGAAAATTCATGCAGTCACCGCAAATAAATTCTCTTTGCATCAGTGTTCCTCTCATTCAACTCCGCCACCTTTTACAATTTCAACAGCTTTATCAATTGTATTTGCAATATTTTTGTAAGCACAATCTTTATCTACATCGCCTGTATTTGCAATTGTTAGGAAGTATCTCATTTTTAATTCTTCTAATTGCTCAATAACCTTATCCACATCAAAAGCAGTCGGTTGTTCGTCAATCTTTTTAAGAATCTCTAAATCATCAGAATATGCACAATGCACTACATGCTTCAGTTTGTCTGCATCAATCAGTCTACTCATCTGTTTTGCCTTCTTTCTTGTCAAAATTCAAATCAACTCTGATCACATCTGTTTCTATTGCCGAAAGGCAGCTTATTTCTAAATCGTAAAATGGTTTCAGCAGCTTTGAACCGGCATTGAATGTATCGTAATCCTCCCAGCTTCTTCCAGGGTGACATATCTGAATTTTTATATCGCTTTCAGGATCGTCGTCACTTGCTGCTATTAAATCAATTAACTTCATCTTCTATCCTCCCGTTCATACATGTTTGCGTTTTTGCTTTTCCATTCAGCAAACGTCTCTATTTTCGCACCTAATGGTCGTTTAGAAATTACATAACGTCTCCAATATTCTTTCCAGATTTCTTCCGGCCCAAGAGCATTAAATCTTATACAATCAAGTTTCGCACTATTTTCCGTACAATATTCCAACGGCGACAGTAGGGGCAATTGATAGCCCACTTCGTAAATTGCAAATCCGTATCTTCCAGGAGCAGTATAGTATCGAAGCAATCCATTTTTTAAAAGATATTCCTTCGGATAAATAGACTTGATTTCACTCATCTCCTTTCCACACTCCCAACAACCGCATTCTCTCATACAGTACAGCGACGGTCTTGCGCCTGTATCCGTAGGCTGACAAGGCAGCACTGGAAAGCAGGTATCCGTACTCTGCCGGGAAGTCTTTCAGCATCGTATTCAGTTTTTCTATGTCTTCTGCCGGAATACCGTAGTCTTTCAGCTTTTTATTCCTTGTCAGCATACCGTTCTCCTTTCTATTCGTCTGGGTGGTGCTTGTCGTACATGATCGCTGCGCATACAAGACCGACCACTCCGAATATGATTCCGAGTGTAAGTCCTAACAAGAATGTAATCATGCTTCTTCCTCCTTGATATAATCTTCGCAATCTTCAGCGTATTCGTAGCTATCCATCATGTCGCACCGGTTATCGCAACCGTCTTGTTTCTCACAGTAGATGCAACACTTTGTTTCACCGTCTGGACACTCTAATTTGCAATATCCCATTTAGTCCTCCTTATATGGTTTTGGATAGTCCATCCATGCAACTACTGTTCCGCCTAAAACTTTTTTATCCGTTCTCCAAATTCCATCAGTAGTATGTGCCTGCTCTACCAATACTGTTCCATCGTCAAATACAACTGTGGCAATCACATATTTAGATGTTTTTTCGAACATTCCTCTTTTCCAGTTATCCGTTCCTTTAAACTTTGCAAATATGGAATCGTGTTCTTTCGGCATCCTCTCACTGACTGGAATCCACCCGTTTTCTTTCTCATCCTGTTCCAGATCATCCTTAATCTGTTCTATCATATCCATAACATCGCTTGCTAAAACCATCTGGTGGTCATCCACAAGTTTCTTCATGAAATCATGATAATCTGATAATCTGTCTTTGATATGTATCATATTATCTCATCCTTTCTCAATGTCCGCTTCTTACCATGCAAAACAGCAGTTCTGTCATGGATCTTTTTCTTGATCCATTGTGTTTACACTTTATAGCAACCGATAATTTCCATTTTTCCACATCTCCATCTAGTGGTGTTGGGTTTTCAAATTCTTCGGCAACCTCTCTCTGATACGGAACTGCAACCATTACTCCCATGTTACCTATTTCCGCGTAACATTCCGGAAAATTCTCACGTATATGTTGGGCAAATTTTCCATTTTTTAAATCAGGTAAAATCTCTTTGTAGCACTCCATTGTTGTTATAAGATAGTTTTTTTCGCCAATAAAATTCAATCCATTTCCGCTGTAAATATCCTCTTTGCAGCTTTTGATTTCATAGCATGTAAATATTCCTTTTTCGATTGCTGAGATAGAACACTGGTTTTCCGGAATAAACTGCATGTAATCTACTCTTCTTGGCTTTCCTGCTGCGTAGTCATAATCAAGGCTTACTTCTCTAGCCCAGTATTTACCTGGTCCAGAAAAACAGCTTTTTTCCAGCAATTGGCTAAGAAATTTTGTTGTTTCAGATCTTTTCATACTTCCACCTCCTCATAAGTTTCTCTGAATATATCTGGTTTACATGGATAAAATTCACCGTGAACGCCGCGGATGATATAATCACCAATATTTGCCAGATGTTCACCCTCTAATGTCTTAATAACCAGACCGCCCGGAACCTTTCAATGGTCAATATAGAAATTCTTACCTTCTGCCGACATGTACTGATCTACACACTGATAGTCCGTCAGGAAATCGAACATTTCTCGATGATTTGTACCGATCCACTGTACCGCGTCAATTACAACTGGTTTTTTTCTGTGCCTCATGCTTACACCTCACTATCCTCTGACATCTGAAAATCAATATGCCCATTTACATAGGCTTCCTGAATCATATCCAGTACTTTCATGGCTTTTGCTTCTGAGGAGTATCTACCAAGTCTATATCTGTTTTCGTTCTCTAGGCTTAAAACAGTAAAATCCTCGTCATCTTTCACAATATAAGTTGCAGTTAAATTGCTAAAGTTTAATAAAATTGCTTTATTCTGACTTCTGATTAACATTTTGTATCCTCCTCATCTTTCTCACAGAATCCTCTGTATTCATGCACTGAACACTCGATTCCACGACTCCATTTCATGTATGTGAGTTTTTCTCCTGTCAATTCGCATTTGTGTTTTCTTTTATTCAGATACTTACAAGTTCCGTCACAGTAGCTCATTTTTTGCCCTCCTAATATCTGTCAAATTCAATATTGTTGTCTGAATAGAATCTGTATGAATCCTCTCTGATTTTCTTAACCTCACGCATGACAACTTCTTTCGCTTTGCTGACAGCTTCCTCGAAATCCTCTGTTCCGAGATTGTGGTTGTAAATATCCAATGCGCTACAGTTGAGAAACAGTACATTTCCGTAACCGACGTATTTGTGGATAACGATTACTAAAGAATTGTATTTCAAAGCGAAAACGCTTCCGGTTTTGGGCTCTTCGTTATACTTAGCGTTACTTTTGAATTTCATTTTGCGTCCTCACTTTCCCCGTTTTCGTATTATAACCCGGCTTTTTCCAACAATTTACCTATATCGGAAATTTTCGTCTTCTGGTTGTACTCGAAAGAAATTTCGCCGTTTTTGTCGTTCTTGAACATTATCCTGCTTGTTACCGTGCAAGTATTACCAGAAAATTCTATACTTCGAAATCTGGTTGAATAGCTTGTGTATTTTGAAAATGCCTTCAAAACTTTCTGATACGTTTTATACTGCACACCTTCAAGAATTTCGTACCCCAGTTTTTCCTTGTTAATGACCGAAAAAGTTTCGTTATAATAATTGCACAACTTTTTAGAGCCTATTTCCCGGATAACGACGCAATCACTTTTTACCTCATGCACGAAACCGACCATAAATTCATTCGGGAAAATAGTAGTATTCGCCATAACTAGATCACCGGCTTTTAATTCATGCGTGTTAAATATAAACGGTCGAATATAATCTTCTTTCTTTGCCGTACAAGAAGTCAGTCCCGGTATGATCCTTGAAATAATAATCATCAAAATGCGTTCTTTATCTCTCATTTTTCTTATTCCCTTTCCACATGTAAACAACTGACACGCTATTGTGCAGTTAGTACATGATTTTATACTCCCATCTTCTTAACCAGATTCTTATTCAATCCCTCTTAACATCAAGCTTAACTTGCTGTAACAAGGGCAAATTCTTGTGTGATCGTAAATATCTTCCAATAAAACGCAAAACGGAAACAACTGTTTTACTTCATAGATATGTTCTATTCCGTCCTCACCACGTTCTGCGTATTTGATTCTTTTTCCAACACATAGGTCAAATGCATTGGATACGTAGGCTTTTAAACCATAAGATTTTACTTTGCTCATTTTTATCTAAAACCGCCTTTCATCAAAATGTGAACATTTCCTCGTTATCATCACCAGAATCGAAATCTGACGTTTCTTCATAATCAGTTGATTTATTTCTGGACATATTCTTTCCACGTTCGATCAGTTCTGTTCTCTTGCCCTTCGAGATACTTTCTTTCGGCGTTATATTTACTTACCATAGTTACCTCATTTCTTTTAACCTCTGGGTTCAGATCGCGCTCATATGCCAAGGAAGTTGCATGAATCAGTCCAAACCCAGAGGGCGTGCGCATATTTAGTTGTAATTATTTGGGATTTTGTCTGCCAGAACCGTCAGCTTTATCATTTGTAAGATTCTTCATCAAGAAGATTATTGAATTTCTCAAGTGCCTTTATAGACACCTTGTTGTTTGATTTCTCCGGTTTGATTGATACTTCTAAGTGAGTATCAATGATATGCTTTAATTCTCTTGCAAGGGTTGTTTTTCCTTGCTTGATTCCATCTCTATAGCCTTTAGCTGGTTTGAATTCATTAATCTTTTCTTTCCCCTCGCCTTGGCTTCCAGATGTCTTGTTGTATCTGCATTGATAACCTTTCTTTGTATATTCCAGAATCCAGAACTGCTCCATTTTATCAAGCTGTTCTACCGGATAATGAATGAAATTAATTTTCCATCCAAAAGGATTATCTTCACTGTAGAATCCTCTTTTCTTTATGGACAAGTCAATGTGCTGATATCCAGTGAGATGTGAACACATCCTCTGAATTATATGTACTGCTTGCCCGATATAAAAGAATGGGATTCCGTTTTCATCTACTCTGGTTAAGAAATAAATACCGCTTTTGTTATCTAAATCCGGATTAACTTTTAAAAGCCTTTTCTTGTTACTCACTTCGATAGCCTTGGCCTGACGAAATTTTTTATAATCCACTAGGCATCACTCCTTAATTAAACGGAAGTTCGTCATCCATAATTGACGGCATATCCATGAATCCACTTGTGTCCTGTTCTGGACTTGGAACTGGTGGCTGCGACTGTTCTTCTGGCTGGTTCTTCTTGCTTTCTGCAAACTCATGTGTTTCCACAAGGCAATCATTTGTGTAGACTTTCTTTCCGTCCTTGTCAGTGTAATTTCCAGTCTGCCATGAGCCGACAATCGCAATTTTCATGCCTTTATGCAAGTACTTTTCGGCAAACTCACCATTTTTTCCAAGCGCAACACAATTTATGAAGTCTGATGTGCGTTCATTGTTTTTGCGATACTGTCTCTCAACTGCAAGTGTGTATCTGGCAATTGTTGTGTTGTTCGTTCCCATTCGGACATCTGGATCTTTAATCAACCGTCCGATCAAAATTACTTTATTCATGTTTTTTCTCCTTATACGGTTCAGGCAACGGCATCCACGCAATTACTTCTAACTTTTCGAAACCGTCTGTAAAATATTCACCATTCCACATTGCTCTGAAAGGTATTGTTCCTTTTTTGACAGTAATCAAATATATGTCTCCTTTAAATATATGATTAGGTTTTGGTTCTGGCGGGAGTTTCATATCTACCGGAATCCAGTTTTCACTCAAGTTGTAAGAAGCAATCAGTTCTTCAACTTTTTCTAGTGCATCATTCCAACCTTTATTGTACTTGCAATTCAAATATGGCTCTGCTATTTCCCCGTACTGTGTCTGTTTTTTAAGCTTATCAATCACTTTCAAAAAGATTTTCATTCTCATCCTCCTCATAATCATTACAATAAAGCGAACCATAGTCCCATGCCAGTATGCAACCTCTACGGTATTTGCATTTGTCGCAATCAGTCATTTTCATGATTTTCTCCTTTCAAAACGGGCATAAATTCAAGTCAACTTCCAGTCCAGCCCGCCCAATCTGAACCAGAACATTGTCTCCTGCGACTTCCTGTATTTCTTTCTGTATTTTACAGGCATCAGATGCCTGACCACTTAAATGTACCAGTGTTACCGTCCGAAGCGATTCTGTGCGATTTTGCTTAATGAATTGCTTGCAAGTTGACAAAGAGCAATGTCCTTTTAATCTATGACTGTAGTTAGCTTCTGTTTTGTCCACCAATTCTTCACAGTAGTTGCATTCAATTACCAGATGATGTATGTTCATTTTCTGGAAATTATATTTACTGTACTCAAAATCAGTAATATACAGAAGCTTCCCCATTTCATTGTGCTCCACCAGATATCCGTAGTTCGAGCAAGGTACAAGCTGATTTGCTTCCTTATCGTATGTTGTATGCGGCAATTCAAATGGAATCACGTTAAACGAACCAACTCTAAATGGATGCCTTTCTGGAACACCTTTCATTAATTCGCCTGTTCGGATGTTCATGTTCTCAACTGTCTCGTCATTGGTGTAAATCTGAATGCCTGCATTCATTATTTCCTTGAATGACTTTGTATGGTCACCCGTGTTCATGAGAAAGAAGTACTGCATCAATATTGCTTATCCAATAGTCAATCCCTCTGAGGATTTTCTTGTAGTTGCACCCGCAGTCAAGAAGAACAATCTCGTCTGCACTTGACTGCAAAGCGTAACAATTTCCTTTGGTACTACCTGTTGAAATTACTCGCATGAACAAATGACATCACCTCGCTTTCTGTACATTGCATTTATGCTTCTAAGATATTTTCAACTTCATCTATGGTTTTCTCTAAATCGGAATAGGCATATGGTATGTCCTTCCCTCTATTTAGACTCTCTAACTCCGCATAACTTACTTTGCACATGCTGTCTCGTATTAATTTGAGCTGTTTCAGTGGAAGTTCAATGGTTATTATCTGTTCCCAGTCTTTCTTGCTGTCTACTCTCTTCATACTTCATTGCTCTTTCCTAGAACCCCATAACTTTGTAAAATATCTTGGCAACTCTTAATCAATAAATATTTTTCAGATGACTCGAATTTTATTCCGGATTCTCTAAAACCTGATTTCAAATCATCACTGTCTGCTATTACCAAGCATAATCTAACAATATCTAATTCATTTAAAGTCATCTCAATTCTGATGCTTTGGTTTAAGTCTGTTTCTTTTATTTCTCTCATACTTCATCATCCTCCGGGAATCTAAACACAATGTTTGCCGGTTCGAATTTCATATCTGGACTGTTAACCATGGTTTTGATGATTCCAAAACCTCTTGCAGCCATTTTTATGCATTCCTCGTAATCGTCATCGCTCATTTCAACGTTTTGCGCAAAAAACATTCCTGCATACACTTTATGCAACGCTTTCATAGCTTTTTGGGCTTTTTCATTTGTCGAATAACGAGCTATAATTGTTCCTTTTTCACCTACCATTGGCACATATGCTTTTATGATATTTCCAGTTCTGCTTAATGCTACGATTTCATAAGGGACATCAAATTCCCCATTCTGACTTACTAATCTCATTTCATTCTCCTTTCAATTTCTAAATCCATACTATGACATAGTTTGGTGCAATTTCCATGAAGCATATGATTCTTGCATGCTCCGTATTTTTCATGAAATTTTTCTATCGACATCTTCCCGTCATTCATTGCCCGTACCCATCTTCGGATTTTTCTTTGTGTCTTTCTTTTTTTGTCCCCGCGCAACTTTCGGATATATTTTCCTTTATCAGTCACGTAATGATGAAAGCCCAGATAACACAAGCCCATGCGAAACGGTACAATTTGTGATTTAGGGTTTAGTTCCAATCTAAGGCTTTCAACCATCTTTTGGATTGCCTCAAGAATTTCTCTGGCATCTTCTTTCGTTTTACAAATCACATAAAAATCATCGTTGTATCGTCCGTAATATGGATTTCCAAATTCAATCGTTATCATCTGATCCAGTGAATGTAAAAGCAACAATGCGTACTTCTGATTTACCTGATTTCCTAATGGAAGCCCGGGATTACCTGTACTGTCAATAAACAAATGGTTCAACCAGACTGTAAAATCATCATCAAAGTAATAATCCAAAACATCTTTCATGATTTCATGGTCTATGCAATAAAAGTATTTGTGAATATCACATTTTACAATCCAACTATTCATTCCATTTCTTTTATAGAAATCCAACATTTGATTTCTTAACCCGTCCATTGCCATATGTTGCCCTTTTCCTTGCTGCCCGGCAGTATTCCATTTAATCAGGATATTTTCAAGATTCGGCGTCAGAATGTAATCAGAAAAGCATCTCTGCACTACTTTGTCCTTAAATGCACATGATTCTATCGTTCGCTCTTTTGGCTCATGAATTTGAAATTTATTATACGGATTTATGGTATACGTTTGACTTTCTAATTGTTCCTTCAAGAGATGAATGCCTTCAAGAGACAAATTAGAAAATCTTGCAGTACCTGAATTAAATTTTTTACCGCTCTTAACCTTTTTGTAAGAACGATATAAATTCTCAAAATTTGCAACAATTTCTTTATCCATTTATTTTGTTCCTTTATGTTTGTCCATTGCGGAAAGGTTATGCATTTGCTTGTATCTTTTCTGATTTCAGCTTTACGCTTACTCTGTCTGCATGTGATCCATGTTGGGCGAACACCATTTTCGTTGTTGTAATTGTTGTTGTTGATATAGCCCGAAGGGGAAACAACGGTATTCGCAGTGCATAACCTGTGAAAATTATCTTTTTCTGTCTTTTGTTCTCCATGAAATAGTCATATACTTTATATCTTTTACCATTTGCGACCATGCTTCCATTCCACCGGAATTGATAATTCCCAATTCATATGAAAGTTCTATAAAGTACATCAACTCATCACAATGAGTAATGGCTTTTGTTTGAAGTTCTAATCGTTCTCTTTTATAATCTTTCAGATCAGTTCGGTTGGCTTCAAATAGTGACTCATAAATTTCCAATGCTTTATTTTGCATTTTATCTACAAGTGAAAACCTGTATTTCTTCGGGTATCGTCTGGCATTACTCGTAACTATTAATGTATGCTTTGCAAGTTGCTTGGATTTTGCTATTACCTTTAAATCTTCATTCGCCATCAATCATCATTTCCTGATTCAAAGATTGAAGAAGAAAAGATGCAAACTGGGCGAACACCATATTCGTAGTCGAAAATGCCGTAGTAGATAAAGCCCGAAGGGGAAACAATAGCAATTGTTGTACTGTAATCATTTGCTGGTGTACTCCATGGAGTAAGCAGCCACCACCATTTATCCATATTTGGAAGGAATTTTCTGTATTTTCGGTATTCATCCACCGTCAAAATCGAAATCTTATCTTTACAATGTGCATATTCTGTCTGACCGTCCATAGAAAGTAAATCTCGATCAAACTCAATAACTGCATCTTCTCCAAGCTCGTCCGTAATTTTTTTAAGAAAACGAGTGTTTAACTCATTTCTCAGTTTACTTGAAATCCAGTTATTTGAAGCTGAATCAAATGTTCTTTCTTTTCCATCAAATCCATTCAAAATGGCAAAATATCCTTTTTCTGTCTTATCCAGAATCAGCCATTCCATACCAGCAAGTTCAATAGCTTTTCCGATTTCCGGCTTTCCGATGTGCTTTTTCTTGAATTCTGCGAACTCTTTACTTAATCTGGATAATTCATCCTCAAAATATTTCAGATTTTTCTTCATAATCATTCCTCCACCTTAGATACAAAGATATTAGATTTTAAGATACAAACTGGGCGAACACCATAGACGTTGCCGTAACTGTTGACGCCGATACAGCCCGAAGGGGAAACAATAGTAATACTTCTTTTCCATCCACGTTCTTCCGTTGACCATGGCGATAATATCCAATACCAGTCGTTCAGATCATTGTTCGGTGTAATATCTGTGTATTCTCGTGCTTCATCAAATGTAATTGGACGGATTTTACAATCAACAGTCCCCAATTTCTGTCCATCCGCAGTGATAATATCTGCTGTGTGTGTTTCGACATTTTCTGCCCCGAATTCTTCTTCGAAGTCTTTCAGAATTTCAGTGTCACACAGTTTCTTTACGTTTGATGTTTTGTAATCTGAGGTATCACCAAACTCTACATTTTCTTTCACCAGATCAAGCGAAATAATTTTTGTTGTATCTCCATACTGTTCCAGAACCTTGTATTTACGCTTTCCAGTGGTCTGAAATACTTCTCCTCGTTTCAGCGTTGACAACTCAACCTTTCCGGTTTCTTCCTGCTTTTCCAGAAGTTCAACCAGTTCCTTTGCTTTCTGTAAAATTTCTTTATTGTTCATTCCCGTTGCCTCCAAAAAATATTTCTCGCATATCTACTGCTGCGTACTTCTTATGCATAAGTTTCTTGTTTTTGATTGCCCCGTTCGGATTGTTGCAGACAAAATCTCTGCATATCTCAGGTCTCACTGGATAAATGAGACATTTTTCTTTTTCTTTGGAATCATCCAGGAACGGGCAAGTAAGGTCAAAAGCTACAACTGAAGGATAATTATGCTTCTGTTCAGTGATATGATGCTTCTTTACGTAACGTTTAATTTCTTTACTGGATATTGGCAAGTAGTTGCTACAACATTGTCCACAACCACTGCATTTACCGTCCTTTGTGAAATCAAGTACGCCATATTTCATATCCTTCATGACTTCTTCTAACGTCCCGATCATGCTATCACCTCGTTATTCCTCCTGCTTCATAAAATCTGGAATCTCTGGCTTAACAACTGCTGCCGGAACTGGTTCTTTCTCGGCAGTCTTTACGACTTCTGCGACTGTTGGCTGTTTAGGCTGTTCTTCAATTGCCATTGGTTCTGGAATGAATTCCTCTTTATTGGCATTCTGTTCGATTTCTTCCTGCACTTCTCTGTATGTAGCATCCATCGTGTTATATTCATAAGCCTGCACCGGATTATCCCATTTCTTAGGAATGGACTTCATAATGTTGTTACGCATTTTACGAACAATCATAGATTCTCTCGACTGTGTTTCGTAGTATGACGGGGAAATGTATGGTCTTAATTCCTCACAATCAATAATTGCTTCCAGTTCCCCAATATCAGCAACCTTTTTCATAACTTCTTTTTTCTTTGCTTCAATCTGGGCTTTCTGTGCATCTGTAGCTTTGTATCTGTCTGCACAAATCCCAAATGTTTCATTCTGAAGATTGTTCTTAATATGTGCTGCAAGATTCTTCAGTACGTCTGCTCTTTCACATGAAAGGTATTCAATATGTCCGTCCTTATACTGAATCGGATATACGACGCGAACAACTTTTCCAATTCCAGATTCTTCCCATTCCGGCGGTGTAATTTCTACACCTCTGTGTCTTGGTGGGATATACTTGTCACCCTCTCTAACTTTCCAATATGGAAATACTTTAGCCACATTGACACCATATCTACTTACAAGAGCATCATTTCCATCACCCTCAATCGCAAATTCGATTTTCTTTTCCCACTGAGGTTTCTGCCCTTTCGCTGCTACGTTTACGTTTCTGATCTGGAAATAGCACTCTCTCGGCTGTGCGTTTGCGTTCAGCTTTAACGCTGCTACTTTACTCAGGATAAATTTAAGATTAGAACCGTTGATTGCTTCAAAACTTACTCCGCTCTCATGCACCATCTGGAAAATAGATCCCATTGCCGCTACTACACAATCTTTTGAATAGGAATCAAATTCCATTCCTCTTGAAGTCAAATCTCTTTCCATTAAATCGACATACCGATTTGTGTAATAGGAAAGCTGTGTGTTAAAATTTGCTACCTGTGTGTTTTCTGCCATTTTTATTCTCCTTTTCTTATATTAATTAACTCATTTTTGTTTGCATTTCTGTTCAGTTCTACGCTTCGCCGAAGCAAATCATTACCCAGCAATTCTGTGCCTTTGCTTTACCTATCATAACTACATTCAGCCATGCCGTAGCTTATTCTGTGATTTCAGTCCATTTGAAACGGCCTTTGCCTGAGTTTCGCCACTGACCAATGCCGTTAAACTCTCCATAATCAAGCCAGTCAATTACATATTTCATGAGTGAATCATCAAGTACTTTGATTGTGAATTCTACTGTTGACCCTGCTGGTACTGTTTCACTGTCTGCCAAAGAGATTCTTTCGCCCTGTGCTGTCTGTGCTCTTAGTGGTCTCTGACAGTCAGAAAGTGATGTACCTTCCGGAAGAATAAATGGAATTTTGCGTTCGTTTACAAATACCAGTAAGTCAATTTTCTTCTTGTAAGCTGCAAGTTTCTTTGCCCCGCCGATATAGGAACCGGCCTGTGCAGCTGACTTAAAGAATCCTCTGATCTGGTAGTCCCAAAGGAACGGATTGCCGTTATCATCTTTCGGAAATACTGTTCGACCTTTTTCAATAACTTCTTCAACTCCTAAAGCTTCAACTTCCTGTTCTCTGGAAGGTGCATCTGGTGCTTTAGATGCTATAAACTTCTCGTGAATATCTTTTTCTGCATTTGCAGTACCTAAAACTTCCTCTAAAAATGTTAATCTGACTTTTAATTCTTTCATCTCATATTCCTCCGATTTTTTTATTTTGCTTAATACTTTGCTTGTCAAGGCCATGCTCCTCCATTGCAATTCTTCGATTTTCTAAGCTATTCCATTGCTGCGCTGTTCTTTTCACTGCTCTTCCTTGGCTTTTCTCAGCTTCGCTAATCCGTTGCAGTGCGGTTCCCCACATATCTGTTCCGTTACGTTTCTGTGCGTTTCTACGCTTCTCCTTTGCGATTCTCAGCAGTGCGCTTTTATGCCGTGGCATATCATATCTGTTCTATGCATATCCCTTGCATTGCCTGTCATTGCATCACTTTGCCGTTGCAAAGCTGACTATGCTAATCCTATTGCGTTTTAATCACAATAACTTCTACTACAGAATGGGCACACTGTAATTAACTGCCCTGCTGCACTTTCAACGGAATACCCGTGTGTTTCTTTTCCGTACCGTGTCCGTCCTTCCTCAGAATAGATATTCTGGTGGCAAGACCAACAGATACCATTGCCCGGTGCAAAACGTGGTAATATCTTTGTTTTGCAGTACCAGTCCTGTGCTTTGATTGCTTCTGGAATGTTATATGTAGTTGTCGCCATATTAAATTCCCTCCACTTTTAATTCATCGTCGGAAACTTTAAGTAGAATCATTTGTCTGCCTGTATCTGGTATTCTGTCAGCATTCACACTTTCAACATCATCAACCCAAATCGGCAAATTCAAGCCGTTCAATTCCTGCAAACCAGTCACGAGGTCAATGTTGCAAAGAATCTGATCAGAGTGATTTAATCCATCAAAATATCCGATTCCATCACAAATCATCTTGCAAGTTTCCACCGGCTCACCGTCCTGCGTATAGTCCAAAAACTGAAACTGAAAGTGCTTGAAAAGTGGATTGATAGCTTCTGCCAGTGCCTGATTTTTTTTGATGGAAAATTCTTTCAACATGTCAAGTTTCTGCTGAATATCGGAATCTTCCTGACCTAACTCTTTCTGTTCTGTGTTCAGCTGTTCAAGTGTTTCTGTCTGTTTCTGAACTGCCTGTTTTGCCATCTCAATTTTTGTTTCGATTCCTGTAAGTTCCTTTTCAGCAGACATTCTTTCTGCCTGAACTGCTGCATTTTCCTCAGAATTATTAGTCAGTCCGTCAAGCTGTTCCTGTTTCTTCTGGATTTCTGCTACAACTGCCCGATACTCTTCGTTTACAGACACGTCTGGCTCCGCAATGCTTTCTAATTCTTTGTTAGTTTTTGAAATTTCGGTCAAAAGGATTGCAATGCTTTTCTTAGATGCCTCAATATCTTTTTCCAGCTGTTCTCTCTTGATTTCGGCTTTTTTCTTTTCCTCTACTGTTTTTTTACCTTCTTCATTGATTTCTCTGAGATTCTGCTGTTTTGCATTCTCGAAATCTGTTTTTTTGTCCAACTCAGCTTTGATTCTCTCCTGCTTTTTCTGTTCGAATTCTGCTTTAAGTCGTTCCATTTCGTCTGCCGGAAGAACCTGACCACAAGTCGGGCAAATGGCAACCGTAGGGTCGAATTGTTCATTCTGAATATCTTCCAGTTTAGAGCTGTTATCATATTCTGCCGCATACTGTGCTTTATATTTTTTCTGTAACTGCAAAATCATCGACTCAAGGCGTTTTGGATTTTCGGTTTTGGACAATTCGTTTTCAAGATTACGCAGATGATTTTCTTCTTTCATCTTTTCGATTTGCCTGTCATTTAATAAGGAAACGATTTTTCTCTTTTCTTCCTGTAATGCTTCTGCTGCATTTAAAATAATCGCATCTCTGGATTTCTTAAGGCCTACAATTTCATAGGAAAGTTCATCGTATGCTTTTCCAGAATCACACAGCTGTTGTTCTTTCTGTCTCAGCTCGATCAGATGATTTAAAACTTGTCCTCTCTTTTCTTCAAGAACTGTTGTGTCTGGTATTCCTTGTTTCTTTACAGTATCAATTTCAACCTTTTTGGCATCGATTTTCTTCTGGAAGTCTTTTTTGTCTCTATTGAGTTTTTTCACAACTTCCTCGACAGAATGATTCTTGATGATTTCCGAAACTTCTGGATTGTCCTGTAATACTTTATCCGCATTGAACCCTGCCATCTTTTCAAGCATTACTCTGGCACTTGCTGTTGATTTTCGAAGTTCATTAAGGAATACTCTGGCATTACTACACATCATAATGGTTTCTGAGTCTGATATTCCTTTTAAAAATTCCTTATACTTCGTCTGGTTGTAATCAAACCCATCAACCTGATATTTTGTGGTACTGGAAGATTTACCTTTCTTCGTTTCCTTACGGATCACGGTTTCCTCTCCATCAATCAGAAGTGTGAGTTCTCTTGATACGACACCCTCAACTTCTTCTCCGTCTTCTTTTCTTCTGACATTATTCGGAGATGTACCGTCTGCAAGCTTTCCGGTCAGTGTATCAAAATATGCGTCCATCAACGTTGTTTTACCCTGACGGTTCCTACCGGACACCATCGTTCGTGGTGCAAGCTGATACTCCGCAGACTCAAACTTCTTGTAGTTTTCAATGTTAAGCTGTTTCAATTCTACTGTTTTCATACTGTTTTATCCTCCACCCAATAAGCCGACACTTCATAGGCTGTTTTCTTCTCGACCTGATTTCCGACTTTTTTGTTGTACTCTCTGCTCTGGATTCTTCCCTGTAAAATAATATGTGTACCAGTTCCGCAGGTTCCCATGTATCTTGCATTTGCTGGGGCAGAAATGCACGGTATGTAGTCAGATATTCCATGTGGGCGGTTTACTGCAAGAAGGATATCTGCGATTTCTCTTCCGTTTGGTGTCTTTCTGTATACTGGCGGTTTACAGATAAATCCATCCAAAAGAATATTGTTGGTGTGATATGTACCTTCCTCTGCAAATTTAATTTCTCTTGCGAAAACAAAGAGAATTAATTTACTGTGTTTGTCATCGTGCTTGTTGTAAGAACGGAACTGTCCGTAAACTTCAACCATTTCTCCGGTATAGTCCTGTGTTACATCAATAAGCCTTTCGGATACCATAACTGGAAGAATATCCTTTGTATCGCTCAGTCGTTTTGCCGATACCTGCATTGTGTAAAACTTTTCTCCATATGTTTCATGGCTAAATTCAAACTTGGATTCAATTGTCCCAATCAGTGTTGCCTGATTGTTTTCTAAAAGTTTATTCAACTCCGTTTACCCACCTTTCTATCTGCATTAAAATAGGAAGGGATACCATTGAAGATACCATTGCACTTATGCAGAGCAGCTCAAGTACATCCATTTTTGTCATCCACCAGAGCAATAATGCAATCGTGGAAAATGTTCCAACCTGTGCCATCACTCCGATAAAATACATTCTTTTTCTCATATCCCTCACTTCTTTCTTTTTATTGCTGCTGTTGCAAGTAAAGCTACTGACAGTGCTACAACTGCGACTTCCAGACGTTTTGTTTTTGCCGCCTGTTCTGCAATGATTTCACTTGCAAGGCTCTGGTTTTTAGTTACGTTTTCGGTGTGTTTTGTGATTTTAGACATAAAAAATGCCCTCCTGGTATAAATTTTCTTTTCAAATACAGGAAGGTGTGCTATACTTATCCTGTATTTAACTTACCCTAATTAAGTTAGATACGTGCTCCGGTAGGTGTTGCGTCACCTCCGGGGCGTTTCACTCTTCTTTCTTATCGGAATCCCCTTCGAAATATTTAATCCCCATGATCGCAGCTACATACTTTTTATCAATGAATGTACTATCGTCAGCATTTAAAACCGCTTCCAGAGCTGTAAGTCTGCCGGCTAGTAAAGCAAATTCCTCTTCGAGGGTTTCTGGCTCATAAGTATTTTTATTCATCTTTTGTCCCTCCCCAGATTGACGACAATGCTAATCCCATAAGTTTTCCAAGTACTTCCGCTCGCATATTGGAAAGTTCCTTGTCAAGCTTATCTTCCGTCCAGAACCCAACGTCTACAGCCTTTCTGATAAGTTTATCTCCTGTTTCCTTTGGAATATCTTCTTCCTCAAAAGTCTCTCTCAACGATTTAATAATCATTGACAAATCAGTCATTAAAACTGTTGTACTTCCCTTTACCTCAACTGCTCCATCTTTACTTTTAATCATTCTCTTTTCCTCCTTCAAAAATCTTTCTCCCCAATATTAATTCCGCAAACGTTCTAAGCGTTTCTGTCCTTAATCTGTCAAGTTCTTCTTGTATTTTTTCGTCTGTCCACAACCCCATCTGAGCTGATTCAGAAACAAGTTCATCGGCTTTTTCCTTGGAATATCCTTCTTTCACAAGGAAAACTCTTAGTCCCCTGCATATCGCGGTTAATTCAGAAAGCAACTTATTTGCATCTTCTTCTAATTCAACTTTCCCGCCTTCACATTTGATCATTCTATTTTTCCTCCATTTCTCTTTTCAGTGTTTCGTACAGTTCCTTGTGAATCGGAGAATCTTCTGGAATCTCGCGAATTATTTCAATAATTTTGTCTTTTTTCTCCTCTAATGTCATATTTATAAACTCATTTGTTTCTTCTTTTTTCATGCTGGCTTCCTTTCTGTGGTATAATCTCCTATGGGAAGGAGGTGTGTATTATGGATAAAGAACAAATAGTTCATGATTTAGCAATTACTTATGCAAAGTCCAAATTAAATGAATACATTTTTGACAGAAGAGAAGCTCCATTGGCCGGAAATACTTCTATGTCAAATGACGAAATTCAATATTTAAAACGTGCATATGATTTTGCTATTCAGAATCTGTCGGATTAAACGCTCGTTTCCCGTATAAAGCGTTTTGAATTCCATCTGTAACGCATTCGGTAATTGTCTTCCCGTCAATATTTACCGTGTGCGTTACTTTTTTTGTTCTTGTAGGTACAATCTCTTTTCGAATGGCTTTAAGTTCTTCCAAAATCTGTTTGAGTAATGCATTTGTTTCTTCCGTCATATTGCTTCCTTTCTGTTGAGTTTGGCTTCTTATCTCTTTATAATGTAAGTACAGGCACTGCCATGCCTAGTAAATCGAAAGGAGATAAAAGTTTGCTATTATTACCACATATAGATGGTTTTCATCAGTCCGGTGAAAAAGTTTCTGAAACCTCAGTGTTTGTATGTAATAACTGTGGTTCTAAGAGAACTGTAAAGTCCGGTAAAACCATCCCTAAGTGTTCGAAATGTAACGATTATACCTATTGGTTCAAAATCGTAACGCTTTGATCACTTTCGATTTCATTGAACATTGTTTCCGGGTGGTATTCATCTTTTAAATCGCTGTTTGCATAATCGATGGATTTCACTTGGAAACAGATGTTTGCACCGCTTTGAGTGTTGAACACTTTCACATATTTCTTTCCATTTCTCGCAAAGCACATCACCCGCGTGTTATCCGGAATTCTTACAATCTGCGGCGCGAATAATCTTTTTAAAAACTGTTTCAGCACATTTATGACTCCTTTCTCAATCACCGTCTGCTTTTTCAGTTTCCTGTCCCAGAAACTTATTCACGAAATACAACTGTCCCTTTCCACTAACTTTTGTCGTGCGTGTGATTCTCACTGAACCATCTGGATTCTGAACGTTAGATTCTTTGATTTCAAACAATCCCTGCTCAACGTATTTCTGTTTTGGCATATTTCGTGAACTTCCAGAAACCATCAAATAGCCATTGTCTCTCATCCACTGGAATAATCGTTTCTGTCCTATCTGGTATCCGTTCTGACAGATAAGTTTTGCCAAGTCACCGATAAGAATTGATGTATGACTTGCGGATACCGCATCTGCAAAGATTGTTTTCGGTCTATCAGCTTCGATTTTCTCCGCAAGAAACTTATTTGTGTCTTTCAGCTTCGCAATCGTCTGATCTGCCATCTTTAATGCTCTGGCAAAAACCTGTTCTGGTGTGTTCCATGCTTTTTCAAGATCAATGAGATATTGCCTGCATTCTTTTCCTTTTTCAGTTCTGCTCATAAGGCAAATGTGTTTTGCCATGTCTACTGATAAGGAATAGTCCTGTATTTCTCTGTGTGCTCCGTTATTTACAACCGTACCTGAAAGTACACTTGTAAAATCTTCGTTCTCAATGAATCCCTGAGAGTTTGTTTCGAACCATGCCGAAAATCGTTTACTGATTTCAAGAGATTTATGTAACTCTCTGGCTGATACTGTAGGCTGTTCGCCATCGTAATTAATTGGTATTAATTCGTTCATGTATCTCCTTTCAAAATAATTATTCTTTCAAAAAATATTCAACAGATACATCGAAGTACTTTGCAAGAATCATTAGCTTATCGACTTTCGGTTTACTCTTGCCAGTTTTCCAATCGGAAAAAACAGTCGGTGCGATTCCGGTGTCTTTTGCAACTCTATATGTAGTTATTCCTTTTTTTGTAATGAGTTGCTCGAATTTTTCGTACAATGAGAATCCTCCTTTCCTAAATGAAGCTAAAATTTCATTTCGAAATTCATAAATATGTTGCTTTTATTTAGGAAATCCGATATAATATCAATAACCACAAAGATATTATGAAAAGCGATAGGGATTTTTTTGCCTTTTTTCGGATTTCCTTAATCACAATTACATTATATTTCGGTTATCCTAAAATGTCAATAGGCAAATTTCGGAATTCCTAATTTTTCGGAAAGGAATATTATGTATGAGATTTTCGTGAATTTGTTAATTGAAAATAATAAAAAAGCAATAGATGTATCCAAAGCAACTGGTATACCAGCATCTACCTTTTCTGATTGGAAAAAGGGAAGAAGTGTGCCAAAGCAAGATAAACTTCAAAAAATTGCAGATTTCTTCCGTGTATCTGTAGATTATCTAATGACAGGAAAAGAACCGGAAGAAGATTTTTCCGATGAATCTGCACATTTGATTGCACAGATAAGAAAAGACACCGAACTGTCTGATGCATTAAAGAAATACTTCGGACTGTCCGATGCCAAAAAGAAACATATTGTTGAATTGATTAATCTTTTAAGTGAGTGAGGTGCGTTATGTTAGATACTAAAACCATTTACGAAACTGCTATGAAACAAATTAATGATATTGAGCCAATCCCTTTAACATATTCGTATTCAGACACACAGTTCGAGATTCTTTGCAAATATATCAAAGAATTTGAATCAAAACTTGATTCTGAACATGAAGTAGGACTTCTGCTTACCAATTTCGGCCAATCAGTTACTATGCACGTCACTGAAATAGGATACGAGAAGTCCGTACTTATGATTTTTAAAGGATATGTTAACGGAAAGATGTCAACGCTTATTCAGCACATTAGTCAGCTGAACTTTTTACTTATGTCAGTTCCGAAAGAAAATGATCGTCCAAAAAGACCTATTGGATTTTTGTCTCCAACCGCTGAATAGATTCCTGTAATGATTGAATCATATTTGTCTGAACTCCAACCATGTCGATTAATGCGTATATAAGCGATGCCGGTGGAAGACCCGTTTTATTTGATGGGTCTTCCATTTTTGCGATTATTTTCTTTTGCTCTTCTTCGGAATATAATAAATCTTTGTTCATATGTCCTACCTCCGTAAATCGTTGTAAATATCAGCTACGATAATATAAATATAACGCAAAATCTTTTGACTTTCAATTTCATCTATCATTTTTATAATCTCTTTCTTATAATCCATAAATAACCCTCCCGATCGAAACTTTACTACAGTATATGTCTGGACTGTGAGAAATATGCATTCGAACATTTATTTTTATCATATTTTCCGTAAGTCCAATGAAACAGGACACATGGATTAATATTCGCCCTTGCAAACTGCCAGAGATAGACCGGAATATTTGTGATTTCAAATATGACCTTTACTTTCACAAATATAAAGTTCGTTTTTACCGGATTTTCTGTGATTTCTACAATATCGTTCGTTCTTAGAATCTCTTTTATGCTCTGGCTTAAAGTTGAATGCTTGCACATATCATCTGCCAAGCGGATGAAGCTTTTACGTAAATAATCTTGATTGCACATCGGCAAGTGAATGATGTAGCTTGCAAAGAAGATTACTCCTACTGCGATCAGCAATCTCTCAATCTTCCTCATAATATATACCTCTTTAGTCTATATTTTATGTACTTAGTTATACCACTTTTTGTGCAAATTAATCGGGCAAAACGATAAAACTGCATTTTGAATGGATAAAAATATGAAAAATATTTCGGTTTTGACTATGATATTGTTGAATCTTGCGGTATAATATATGCAAATTTTACTAAGGAGGAAAAGATATGGCTATAATTAAATGTCCTGAATGTGGAAAAGAAATAAGTGACAAGGCTACCAGTTGTCCAAACTGTGGTTTTCCATTAATCAAAGGGCAGCCCGAAAAAGAAAAACCAAAAGAATATACTGTAGAGATAAACGATTCTATGTATATTCAAGCAACATCAGAAACAATCAAAGTTTTCTATAAGCACAATCAAATTATGGAATCTCCTGTTGATGATTTTGTTTTGAATTATTCAAAAGAAGAGCCAGATGATTTTGGCCGCAACCAACTTAAAATCGCATTTTCTACCCCAAACTACAAGGATTCCTTTAAAATATGTGTAAATGCTAACTCTGAAAAATATGAAATAACTAAAGATTTTTTAGTAAACATAGCAGACAAGTACTTTAAAAAAGATTTTGTTTCCGATTGGTATCTTGTGAATGAATATGCTAAAAACCATGCTGACAAATTCAAATCTGGCGAAACCAATGTAAATATCCAAAAAGTTCAAAACAATGCTAGCAATCAGTCTAGCTCATTCTCGTATCAGCAGTTTCAAGAAGAACAAAAGAAGGATTCTGTGTTTGCATCTACCGGATTTACAGTATTTATGATTTTGATATTCTGGCCTATCGGTTTATTCGTTATGTGGAAATACAATCATTTCAAAAAAGGTACAAGAATTGCATTGTCAATCATTTTCCCCGTATTGGCAGTATTTGTTTTGGGCAGTGGAGGACTTAATTCAGACAGTGCAAGCACTCCTTCTCCGACGAAACAAAATACATACGAGCAAGAAATACAGGATATTGCAAATGAAGTATCAGAAGAAATCAATAATTCTTCTGATATGCCTACTCCTGAGCCAGTTGAAGAATCTGCACCTGATTATGTAACTGTCGGATCTACATTTGAAGTTAACGGGTTGCAAATCACTGTAGATGATGCGGACACTGATTTTCAGGATTACGAAGACGAATACGGGCTTTATACGCCTGCCGATGGAATGAAATATGCAAAGGTATCTTTTACATACAATAATGTTGGAAACACAGACAAGTACGCAAGTATCTATGACTTTAAGTGCTATGCTGATAATCAAACTTGTGAACAAACATATGGTTTGGATAACAGAGGTTTCATAAATACTAATCTTTCCTCTGGAAGAAGTGTTTCTTTTTCTACATATTACAGTATACCAATTGATTCTCAGTCTGTAGAATTGGAGTATACTGCCAACGTCTGGACTGATGAAAAAGTATTAATTAAATTGCAGTAAGCAAAGAGCCGGGGAGTAAAATCCTCGGCTCTTTTTATGGTAAAACCTGCATTCACGATCACGTTCCTCCCCAGAGCAATCTGGCAGGCTGTACCAACGAATTAATATGTCGAATTTTTTCGAAATTTCGCTGAACTATTTACACATTTCCGTTTCAGTGCTACTATATTACCATAATTAATTGATTAGATGAGGATAATCTGATGAAAGTTGAAGCGTAGGCGATAAACGGAAGGTGATTACTATGAAAATTGCTATTTGTGACGATTGTGAACTACAGGTTGAGTATTTTAAGCATCGGATTGAACCGTTTTTGAAGCAAAACGGTGACCGGAATTATACGATAGACGGTTATTTCAGTGGGGAACCCTTGATAGATGATGTTAAGGACGGAAAATGGTTTGATATGATTGTCTTGGATGTAATACTTAAAAACGAAAATGGCGTGGATATTGCCAAAGAACTCCGAGAGTGTGGATATAAGGGCAAAATTGCTTTCTGGACAGCTCACAAGGATTTTGTTTTTGATGCGTTGGATGTTGAATTTACGCATTATATCATCAAGGGAAATGAACACGGAAGAATGTTTTCTATGATTGACAATACCTTGAGTGATATGAAACACAAGATGCTCACAATCAGACACAGAGATTGCATTATAAGGATTCCATTGAACAAAATCGAGTACCTCGAAGCACGGGATAAGCAAGTTTTTGTTCATTGCACGAACGGGATTATGCACAGTATGTATGCAACTTTAAAGTCGGTTGAGCCTTACCTTGATAAACGGTTTTTGCGTTGCCATAAGTCATTTGTTGTAAACATGGATTATGTGCAAAAGCTGGATTCTGATTTTACGATGTTTTCCGGGGATAAAGTGTTGATTCGTAAGAACGGATATGCGGATATTAAAAATCAATATTGGGAATACATTATTAAGTGAAGCAAAAGAGATGGTCTGTCAAGGAAGAAACAGACCATCTCTTTTTTTGAGTCCATGCTTAAACTCTGGGGAGGAGTTGAATTATGGTATATTTATTATATCACATTTATCACACTTTGCAAATATATTTCGTGGAAACAAAACCGAAGTACTTTCCGGCAATGCGGATGTAGTACCAGTCGGCTTTGTCTTTTGCTTTAATGATATCGCATACATCAACTAAATTGCCTTTTGCAAGTGTAGGATAGCTTTTAAGCTGTGCATACTCTGTTCCTGCCCATGTGCGGACATTAAGTGTATTTGCAGTCACCTTTCCCACCCACTTCGGAGTTTTAGACAGAATAGTTGGCGTTGAAAGCGTACTTGCTTTTGCGCCAGTGGTAACAGCGATAGCCACGTGGTGGTTATCATTCAGGAGGATATCTCCTGCCTTTAGATAGTCACCGGATGTCAGATACTTTCTATCCGTCAGTACTTTCGCACCGGCAATCTTCATTGCTGCTCTCATGTTTCGTGTCGTCAGATAGATGCTGACCGCTTTGAGTCTTGCGTTATTTAAGCGATACCCAGCCCCCTTGACGATAGCTGCTGTACTTGCGCTGCAATCAGATTCGCAAGCTACCGTGATCTGCGCCGGATCGTAGTTGCTTGCCTTTAAGTGCCGCCAGAACGAATACCGGTCATTGCTGTTTCCGGCAGTGCCCTGATCGTATCCGATGAGATTGTTCTGTGCCGCTTTTGTCGCCATGTCTGCAATCATGGTTGCGATTTTGGCGTCATTGAATCTTAGGACACAGAGCCACGGTCTACTGTACCAGTTCATGATCTGATATTCCGTACCAGTCTGATCTCCTGCTTTTCCACCTGCATATCTTCCGCGTTCATCATGTCCGCAGTTACTGATTTTTACCATTTTGGTTTCTCCTTTCTGGTTAGAATCTCTGTAGTCTTTGTAGAACACATCCATATCAACATTTCCATTAATTCCTGGAACTTTTCCCTTGCTGGAATATTGCCAGCCTACACCGACATTCGGACGCAATCTTTCCTGTACAGAACCATTGTCGCTTGCCGGATAACGAGCAATCCAACAATCATATTTTTTGAGAGCATCTGTCAGAACATTATTGTACCAGTCGAAATTACAATAAATTCCAACCTTATAACCGGCTTTCTTGATTCTGGTCAGAAATGCTACTGCAATATTCTCGATAGCCTGTTTTCCGAGACTTCTTTGCTGTGCCCATTCCAGATCATAGAACACTGGAAAGTCCAGTCCACGTCCACCAAGAACGGAAATTAAGTTCTCAGCTTCGTCAATTGCCTGTGCCGGTGTTAAAGCATAACTGTATTTATATCCACCAATAAGAATTCCATTGGATTTACAGCCCTTGTAGTTGTGTTCGAATGATTCGTCAATTCCAGATTTCTGATGGATTCTTAATATTGCAAACTTAACTCCAGATTTTGATACTTTTGCCCAATCCGGTTTCCCTTGCCACGATGATACGTCAATTCCTTTAATTTCCAATTTATCAGCTCCTTTCATGAAATCATGAAACATATTTATGAAATTTTCAAAGTCCTTAGTTAACTAAATGGGAATACGAAGTTGCTTAAATGTCATTCCATCTTTACAAAACTTTCTATTGGAAGCAATAAAGTTGTCGTTTTATCGACCACCAATTTTAAGCCTGAAGGATATTTTTCATCTTTATTATGCCATTCGAATTGTATGCGATTTTCCACTCTTGATGAGTTACTATTTAATTCATTAAGAGCCCCCACTACAGTCTTGTTTGAAGTCTGCAAGTTATTGATTACTGCATTTGTCAATTTATTGACCATCCAGTTCCAGATTCCGCTAAATGGTGAAAGTTTGTTTGCTTTTGATGCAGCATCATAGAGCATTAAGGTATCTGCATCTTCTGGAGTTGCCTTTGCTGTGTATTCATTAAATTTTGCCATATTAATTCTCCTTTTCTATATTGAACTTTTCATAGAGCTGATTAATTAGTTTCTCCTGTCGGTCAAGCTGTTCTTTCTGGCTTTTAATCATCGCAAACATAGCCGGTATCATGATACGTTCGTTCCAGTCTTCGACCAGTCCATTTGCGTGTCTGGTGGCTTCTGGAAAATATTCTTCTACGTCTTCGGCAATAAACATCGGGATATATCTGCCTTCATTCTCGTCCCCTTCAACTAGATATCCCTCTTTATATTTCGCCCACGTTGGTTCAATATTGTACCAGTTTTCAATTTCTTGCTCTGAAATATCATTTCCAATATCTTTATAGCGTTTCGAGGATGAAGATTTCAGCATCAGCTGTTTGTATCCTGTACGTCCATCCCAACAAATAGTATTTGATGATGTCGTATACTCCATGTCTTCTATCTTTGGTGATTTTGTGAAAGATGCAGAATTAGTAACAGTTAAATCTCCAAATGTACCGGTATCAGCCGATACTTCTGTTGCACTAATATTAAGCTCTTCGGCAGTCCAGTCGATTCCCCACGCCGTTTCAACGTATTCAATGTCCGCAGTGCTGCTAAAGTATTTCTCGGCACTAACAGGATTTATTCCAGTATCTGAAAAACAAATTCCTGTATATTTCATGCGCGTAGAATTTTCTTCATAGCTTGTAAATGCAGTGTATCCTGAGTAATCTATCAGTCCCTTCACGGTGCCTTTTTTATCTTTAATCTTTAGGTATCCGTTGCCGTTTTTGGTTCCACCTAGAATTGCGGCGTTTCCCATCAATGCGTCTAAACTGATGTACAGATGTCCATTCAAATAGTAGAGACCTTTAAATTCTCCGCCATTGGACAATATCTCAACAATCTGCTCCTGCGTAAGCATGCCAACGTCAACAGCAACCTGCCATGTCTGCTGATCGGCGATTTTAGTTCTTCCGGAATCCGTATAAATTGTTGCACGTATCATTCCGTCAGCACCAAGAGAATAGCTATCTGGATTAATAGTTATTCCACTGGTCTGTGAATTAAAGGCCATTTTTGTCCATGTTTTTCCGGCATCTTTGCTGTATTCTACTATCCACCAGGTTTTAAAAGTTGCTTCGTCACCCTGTCCATCTCTGTAATACGCATGAACCTTGAATGGATTAGGAGTTATTTTCTTATCCTGTCCCATCATCAGGACTCCTGCGTTGGCTCTCAGGTAATACGTTCTTCCTGGAGGCCCGTCTTCTCCACGCATTCTCGCCCATGTATATTTCGCTGGGTCTGCACTGTCCGTCTTTTCGAAATCGGAATAATGACCAATGTAAATTCTATCTGTATCAGTTGTGGAAAAATCCACAGTTCCGTCAATACTATTTGCATAAGCGGTATGGATGTAAGAAGTTTCTCCGTTCTCTCCCGGAATGCCAATTCCATCCGCTCCGTCTTCGCCGCGAAAACGGCTCCAAATGTAATCTTTCGGATTATCAGACGGTGTTTCTGTAGTTTTATTATCAGCAATTCCAACATAGATTGCTTCTGTGACTGTATAGATTTTATCCCCGGTACTGTCCAGTATGGGACTTTCGGCGCTGTCCAGAAGTTTTACATAATCTGGGCTATCACTCATATCAGAGCCATCCGGCATGGATGCGTATTTTCTCCATGTATAAAGCTGTTTTCCGTTTTTCCCTGATTTCTGCTTGGAAATCGTAAATCTCTTCGTTATAGAAAGATTAATCAGGTACGTTGCCTTAATATCCACCCATCCATTGTCTGCACTCAAGCCTGTGACAGTGTAAGTATGTGTATCTACATCCCAAGAGCCGGTTACACTGTCTGATTTTGTAATGGTATAGCTACAATCATTTGTGATATCTGACGAGCCGTACATAACTTTCGCTGTAGTTGCCACTGTTGGAAATACCGGAATGTTGCCGTCTGCGTCAGATGTGATCGTCTGCATATCGTTCGACAGCTGGAATGTCATATTCTTGGCAGATGCAATATTCTCATCCATGTTTTCCAATTTCTCGGACAATGTCATATTTCCGATAATCAAAACATCTGGGTCGATAACAACCGTTTTGGTGTCCATATCGACTTGGAAAAGAATATTTTCGTTTGCATCCTTTACTGTGATTGCTCCTGTATTAATCCACGTTGCATTTACTCCAACTGCATTCAAAATTCTTACAATCGTATCGCCATCAACTGTCATGCCACCATTCCATGTCTGTCCACCATCTGTAGACACTCCCCATGCCTCAGAAGTCATTTTCCAAATTGCCTGAGATTCTGCCAGAGTTGGTTTGTCGTGTAAATAAAAGATTTTGCTTCCATTTTCCTGTGGCTCAACAGTAGTATAAACTCCTGTGGCTGAATCAATTCTTTTTCCAAATTCTTCAAGAGCTTTTTCTCTCTCGGTTTTTTCCTGCTTAACCATATTTCTTGCAGTAACAAATGCCTGCGTCGCCTGGGAATATTGGGTGCTGCTATTTTTAGCAGCGCTTTTGGCATTACAAGCTATCTTCTGACCGGATCCCGGTTTCAATGTAGTTGTGGTAAGTAGCGATGTGTATATTTTCCCATTTCTATCCACAATAATCAGTGAATCTCCGGCTTCCAGAGCCACATCTGTAGGACACTCGGATTCAAATGGTCTAAATCTCATGCCAACGCATTTCTCGGCAATCATTGAAGCAATCGTCTGGCCATCGCCAACACGAATTAATTTATTACCAGAAATTCCAAGTACATATCCCTCTGTACCAACCATGTAAGTTTGCGGATTATCAGAAGAGGATTCGCTGTATTCAGTTACTTTCACGCCTGTGATTACTACATCTGTATGATGCGGAGTAAAACCATAGGTGGTTTCTATTTCAGAAATGTTACCTTTTTCGTCAGTTGCAAAAAGCCTCAGAATCCCATCATTTTCAAGAAGCGTACCATTGTCAGCCGACAACGCACCATCTGAGTTCGAGAAGTTAAGATTAACGTTGCTTCCGTCCTGTGTTTTTAATACTCCAAGTTCATCAACTGTAAGTTCTTCTTCATTGACAGAACCGTACCAATTGATGCACAATCTGCCATATTCATCGCATTTCATCCACTGGCAGCCAATCTGCGCAACCCACTGTAGAACCTGGCGAAATGTTAAAGCTTCGTCATTTGGACGATTCTGCACGATATAATCATCTCTGTCAAATGATGTTGTTTGCAAAGTAACCCCACATACCTCGCAGGCATCTTGTACAATCTGCCCTCTGGTTGCCGGATATTTCAATTTGCTGTCTGAATAGTTCCGGTCAAACTTCCGCATATTATCTTCACACGTAAGGTCTATGGTCACCGTTTCGTCTTCCGGCTGTTCAATAACTGTCACTGTGCAAATACGTGTTTTTTCAATAACCGTATTTTTATGAACTATAATTGTATCGCCGGTTGAATCCAGTATTTGTTCTCCAGCTGAATCTAACAGTTCACTTGTGTCCTCATCTTCAATCTGTAATCCAACATAACATATGACTTCTGCTCCCTCAAAATCGTAATCGGAGTACTCACCGTCAAAATTATTAATGCTAAGATTCAATACATTAATGATTGCAGAACCGATGTCAAAGCTACTATCCCCGGACACGGAATCTTCGAATTCCATTCCGTTTTGCCACAGATTGGCACTGGTCAGATTGAGTACAGTTCCGTCTGTAAGTGTGATATCTGCATACTTGAGGTACTGCACGTCCATTCCGTTCTTGACTTTTTCTTTCCATCTGTTAGATAATTTTCTCATGCATCACCTCTCAATCACATCAAAACTGATAGATTCTGTTCTCTGGTTTCCATGCCACCACCATTTAACAGGCGCACTCCTGTCACCAACATAAAATGTTCTGGTTTCGTATTTTCCAGACATCATATCTGGATATGTAATTTGGATGTACTCGGGATTGAACGCTTGAAGAATCTTAGCTGTAGTAGCCCAATCTTTACCGTTCCACTGCAAAGCTAATTTTCTTTTTTGCGCTACCCTGTTTTTATGCATGACAGAGTCATCAGATCTTCCTGATTTTGCCGCTGATACGTCCTGTAATCCCCATGTGTAGGAAGACGGGCAAGGCATCGAGACACCGTTTACTTTTAAAAATATTTCTGCCATATAACACCTCATAAAAGAAAAAGCACCTTCCCGAAAGAAGATGCTTAATTACACGAAAATAGCGCCTATCGCTCTGATAGACGCTTTATGATTCTTTATTCTATCACATATACAAGGTGAGATTCAGTAAGAAAAAGTTATATTAATGTTTCTTTTGGATATCAGAAATGAATCTTTCGAAGTGCTCTTTGCAAAATGATTCATAATCCGTGTTTCCCATAAGAATTGCCCGATTTTTTCATCCTACCATTTCTCCTTTAACTGATTAATTGGTGTTCCAACTACTCCGGCACTTTTCCCACTGTCGGTTGCTTTGAAATAAGCACCTTCGATTTGTGGATACATAAATTCGAACATCAGATAATTCGCAGCATCGCAAAGATACTCCGTGTTACCAGTTTCTTTATATTTTTTAATGCACATATCGTGTGATTCAATCGCATTTACCAGACGTTCTCCAAAATTATCTTTTGCCGTGCCGTATTTGTAAAAGCTTGTTTCGCACCGGTTTTGCCTCAGTTCATCAAATCGGTCAGAATACTCTGCCGGCATTTCTTTTCCAAGTCTACTCATTTCTTTCTCACTTTCTAATTAATTACTGTATTATTTTAAGTCAGAATCAATTTGAATCGTTTACGTGAAGAAGTTATCACCTACGGTATTTTAAATGGATTTTGGCTCGTTTTAATTGCCTGTTGCCACAGGAACTATTCGTTTTTATTTATCGCTTATCAACTCTATTTGGTCTGAAAGTTTCATTGCAATATTTTTCCTAATATCACCTTTTATGAAATGAAAAATACGATAATTGGTATCTTCTCTGAATTTTGTATCAAAATACATGTCAATGCATGATTTATAAATATACTCAAAGCCATAAGCATCTATCAACTCAATCATCTCGTCTGGTACTGTAACAATTCCTTCTACTACGGTTTTTATATATTCTTCTTTTAAATGAACATGGCTTTTGCCTAGTTTAATTTTGTATTTTTCCAAAAAATATAATATGACATTAGTGACATTTGTTTTCAATTCTTCATACTCTTCGCATCCTACATCATTCCAATATTGGTTTATTCCTTTCCTCAAAAGGATTTCGCTTATTCCCATTCCGAGTGGAGACTGGATGCTCCTTGTTTCCGGCTTACCCGGACATGGAGAATCTACTGGTACTACTTTAGTAGTATCAGAATCTTTAACCCTCTTTTTATAAACCTCATCTAAATCTTTATTATAGTTCTTATTAATTAAAGAGTTTCCATTTTGGGGAAGTTCCATTTTCCCATTTTGGGAAATTCCATGGTTTTCCTTGTTTTGGGAATTTGGAAATTCCTCTTTTGGGGAAAACCAGTGTTTATCATCATTTGGCACTACTTTTTCGTGATTTTCCTCTTCTGGTAAATTCTGATTTGAGGAATTCACGTCACTTTGTTCCGCTTCGTTGTCTTTGATAATTTCAAGAGCAATTTGTTCTTTCCATTCTTTAATAGCAACATTTATTACTTCATCATTAGGTCTGATATGCGTTGTTGGAGCACCATTAATTTTAAATTTTTCAACAACTACCAAATTTCTAGCTTTTAATTTTTTCATCGCAGAATCATACTGCTTAGGTGCAACTCTTATTTCGTTTGCCCATTCATCTCTACGCCTAGCAATCCAAAAATAACCTTTCTTTTTGATTTTTGTTCTGACGCACTCATTTTTTGAATCTTTATCAAACCAGTACATAATTTGAGATAATAAAACACCTGCTGTTAAATCACCTGCAATATCGATATAAGCATGCAGAGTGTGATTAAATCTATGTGAAAATATGTAATCTACTTTTCTTTCTAATTCATTTTGGGATAATTCTTTGATTTGTTCGCTCATAATAGATAACCTCCATGTCGTTAATGCGTGACTGCCTTGTAGCCACAGATCCATGATTTATAAAAACAGTAGGCAGGTGTATCATGGAATTACACTTTTCGGGAGCTACCCTAGCCTACTGGTTTTACCAAAATTATTTTTCAATAAAGACATAGCCGTGTGATTGCAATTCATCTATGGCTCTGTCAACAACCTCTTTATCTTCTAATGATAATTTATAAATTTCCTCTACATTAATTCTTTCACTATCAAAGCTCATTATAAGTCCATAAATTCCCTTGGCTTCAAGAGATAAATTGTTGTTAAATAAAATTTTCTTATCAACTAATCCATACGGTTTCATAAATACCTTTCTCTTTGCTTTACCAAACAAAAAAAAGAGCACACCAAAGAATCGTGAGGTTTTTCCCTCGTTTCATCTTTAGTGTGCTCTCTTCAACAAATGTAATAACTATTTCTCGTTTAGTATATCAAATTCTACCGCAAAAATCAATATGCCGGGGACGGATTCATGCGGTAATCTGTGTTGTTCTGAGCCTTTGTGACAATTCGCGCCAGTTCACGCTCGTTCACTTTGATGCTGTTCATGATGTACTCCGGTGAAGAACCGCCAAAGCCACCATTGTTCATCAAAGCAGTAACTACACCACGCTCAACAGCTTCCATGATCTCATCTTTCGTAAGTCCCATGTTGCCGTCATATCCAGACATGATGCTGTCGGCAATGGATTTCATGGCTTTACGATTTTCCAAAGGAAGAACGGCTTCCTGTCCTGCTTCGCCTACACCAATGACAGATGCATTTTTGAACAAACCGCCTTTAGCGTACCAGTTCGGACTATAGACAGGGGTTGAACTGGTACCGCCGTTCCCAAGGCTATGTGTTTTCCACTGAGAAATATAATACGAAAGCGTAGGCATTCTCACGGATTTCATTCCATTTCTTAATGATTGAGCCGCATTATGGCCAATGCTGTACATATCACTGAATGCGCTGCGAATAGTTCTCATAAAGCTATTTAAAGAGCTATCCATACTCTTTGACATACTTCCAGAAACATAAGAAGAAATATCTCTTCCGATATTCTCCCATTTCTTATAAGCAATGTTGTACTGACTTTGGAAATGGCTTGTTACAGATTTGTCCATATTTCCAAGCTCTGTACTTACGGCATTTTTCATTTCCCTGGCTTTCAATGTAGCTTCTCTGGAAGAATTGCCCCATGAGCTAGTAGTTGTGTTTTCCATGCCTTTCATGTAAGTATCGGCTTGTTTCTGGATTTCCGAGAAATCATCTGTGGCATTTTTTGCCATTTCATTTGTGGCTGTCTTTGTATCTTTAGATGCTTGTCCAACTGATGTTGAAATAGTCTGCTGTGCTCCAACAATATTCTTGTCTACTGCTGTTTTAGTAGCTGCAGTTGCTTCTGGAAAATCTTCTCTTAACTTCTTATCAAGTTCGTCAAGTGGAACACCTGCGTTTTTGAGAGAAGTGTAGACCGCGTCTAATGCATCTTTTGTGTTGCTATAAGGCACTTCGCTTATTGCATTCCATGCCGTCGTATAATTACCTCCGAATTCTGTAGAAGAAAGGCTCAATGCGTACAGAGTATCTTTCAAATTATCGACACTTATTTTGGATGTATCAAATTTACTTGCAGCTTCAGACACACCTTCTCCAAGAGCAGAAATTTGATCGGTCATGCCTTCAACAAATTCAGCCGATACACCTGCCTGTGCGCCATACTGCTCAAGAGCGGTTTTTGCCTGATCTGTGGACACTCCGTATTCTTTAAGCTTTTCAACCATATCAGAGTACATTTCATCGTGAGTTTTTCCAAGTTCTTCATCCTTTTCAATCAACTGCCACAACGCTTCCGATTGATCGTTTGTAAGATTTGCTACATCAGTCAGCTGTGTTGCGTAATCATGGAGATAACCACCATATTGTGTAGTCATTCCATTACCACCCTGCATGGTTTCAAAAAGTCCTGCTAATTTCTTGGTAAGTAATACTGCACCACCTACTGCAAGAGCAATTCCACCACCAGTTGCAACAAGTGAGCCTAACGATGTCCCAAGAGCCGGAATAGTTGTTGAGACTGCTTCTGTGATTGCGGGACTCAGCATACCTTGTACAGCTTTAGAAAGATTTCCAAATACAGTATCACCTGTAAAAAACTTAGTAATTGTATCAACTAATGGCATGAGCTTATTACCAATAGCAAAAACAGCCATTGCCTGAACAAATGTGCCGGCAGATGTTGTTCCAAGTCCTTCCCAGATTCCACCAAGAACGTCTCCGATAACCGTAAGTAACTGTGCAAGATGTTTTCCCCAGTCAATTTCACTGAGGAATACGCCTACATTGTGTCCAAACGCTTCCCAATCGACACCCCTTGCAATCTCGATAAGTGACGTGAGTAATTTGTTAATAAATTCTTCTAACTTCTGTCCATTCTCTTTCCAGTTGAATTCTTGCATGAATGTGGTGATTCCATTTGTAATGTTATCAACAAGATTTTCCCAATTAAAGCTTGCTGTAAATGAAGCCAATGTATCAAAAGCACCATTCAATCCAGTTGCAAGTGTATGAGCAATTTCACCGAAATTAATCTTTTCAAAGATTCCGTTCAAGCCTTCTGCGACAGCTGTTCCAATTTCTCCGTACTGGAGATTTTCTACGAAGCCTGAGAAAATATCCCATCCACGCATAAAGGAATTTCCAAGCAGATTGCCGAAGTTTTCCCAATTCACTTCACGAACAAGGCCAGTGATACCATTGGCAAATTTAGCACCAAGGTTCTTCCAGTCGATTCCTTCCAGAAGTTGGTTTGCAGTATTTACAATAGTATTCATACCAGCTCCAACGGTACGTCCCATCAAATCCCAGTTGATATTATCAACAAGGCTGTTGAAAGTCTGGGTGAACGCACTGGTGAATTTAGTGATGTACGGGCCTACGTTATTCCAGTTAATGAAATCATAAAGCTTTTGCATTCCCCAGTTGATGCCATCAGCCATGATTTTTCCAAGGCCTTTCCAGTCTTTTCTCTTAAAGGCATTTACAATGGCATCTGCCATTTCATTTGCCCTGTTGGACATTTTCTTGAATGCTTCGTCCCATGCTTTTTGATATGCAGATAAAGCATCGTTCAAAGCTGCATCAAGTGCTTTGATATGCCCCAAACCGCCTTTTCCAGAGCCAGAAGATGGATTACTTGTACTACCAGAATCAGAATTGTCATTAAGCTGATTCAGTTCATCAAATGAAAGAACTGACAATGTTTTTTTGAGCTTTTTGGCATTCTTATTTGCAGTATCAATAGAATCACTGGCATTATCCATATCATCCGCAATGTTACTTGTATCTACAGAAATACCGCCAGTAGATGATACAAAGTTAGACAGTTTGATTCCAAGAAGTTTTGCAATATAAGCGAACATTCTTTGTATTGCGATTACTATTGCATTGATATATGGAAGTACTGTTTGCAGTATAGGAATGAATAAGGAACCTATTGTTCTACCAAGGGATGCAAAGTTAGATTGAAGCATACGAATCTGATTTGCCGGTTGATTTCGATTTGTTATCGTAAGGCTTTTTATCCTCACTTCTGCATTATTACAATGCATGTCCAGCGTACCTTTTTACCACAGGCTCTGCACCTGTACCGTCCGATAGTGATGCCTCTTGGGAAGATTATATTCTGTAGTATCTCAACTACAGTTTCACTTCCTACGCGTTGCGGTTGACTATACTTTTAATCATAGCCTTCACTCTCTGATTACCGTTGCAAACGGCTTTCCAGCTTATTTCATCACTAATAACTCATATCCTACTTGACGGTTTCGATATGAGCGACTTGCCAGTAGCTACGCATTTATCACGCTACTGACCTATTTATCGTTTCTGACAAATCAGCCCATGCATACTTAGAGTTGTTCAGCAAGATAATCGTTCTCAGAATCGTTTTATCTGCCTGAGACAAATTCGATATGCTGGTATTAATTCCAAGATTATACAGTTCCTGTTGCATGTTGGCATTACGGATATTAATGCCGTACTTGTCCATAGCGCGGCTCATACCAGTCAAGCCAGATGCCATGTCCTGCCATACATCCTCGAAGTCCATGTTTCGTACAGAAGCAAGGTCTGCGCCAATCATAGTGAGTGCATTAGACAATTTTAATGCAGTCTCTGATGTATCGCCCATAGATGATGCCATCTGTGCAAATGTTGCCTGATACTGCATTGTTTTTTCTGGGTCAAGTCCAAGACTAGCGGTATTGGTTCTAGCCAGTTCACCAGTATCTGAAATTTCGAATCCTGTCAGTTTCTGTGAAAGCTGTTTTGCCCTTTCCTGGAATGAATTTGCATATGCTTCAGCGGATTTTATGCCACTTTTTTTCCATTCGTCAGTGTTGATTCCTTCTGCCACCTGATTGAACGCAGAGTTGAAATAGTTCAGAGTCTCTACATAGTTCATTGCGGATTCTACTGGCGATGTCAGAACATCTAATGCTCTTTTTACGAGGAAACCTTTGGCGTAAAGAGCACTCAACTTATCAGTTACTGAACTCATAGGGTTTGACAATCTTCTTATTTTTTCACCAGTTTCAGACGATGCATTTCCAATACCTGCGATTGCAGATACAGCTTTTCCGCCTAAAGAAATAGCTTTTGAAGCAAATTTTTGAAAAGCATTTGTCAGCCCATTGATTACAGTACTTGCTTTTGAACCTAACGAAGAAAGCGCGTTAAATGAATTCGAAACGCTATTTGTGGCACGCCCTACTTTGCTTCCAGACGATGCTAATACTGCAAGAGCTTCTGTCATTCTTATTGTACTCGAACTGATATCTGGTGCGCTTTTCATTACGTCAAAAAACTTCAAAACCTCTTGCGCGAGAGTTGATAATTGGCTTGCAGTCTTTCCAGTTTTATCTCCTGCACCAGCTAATTTTCCAAGAGAAGTAATAAAGGCATTGGTGGATGCTGATACTTCACTCATAGAGCTTAATTTAGCAGCCACATTATTTAAACCTGTCGCAAGATTCGGAAGTTCCTTTGATACATTGCCGATATACTGTCCTGTACCGGCAAGTTTAGCTATAGCGGTTGTAAACCGGCTAACGCTCGGAGAAACATCTGGAATAGCATCAAGTTTCTGCATCTCAGTAAGAATTTTGCCTAATTTCCCTGTATCAAACTGACTGAAATCAGATTTTCCAAGACGATTGATAGCGTTTATAGCCGCATTCAATCCATTTGCTTTAAAATTCACGCTACCTAAACTTTTTAAAGAATTGGAAAAATTATTTAACCGGCTTATGTCAAGATTTCCAAAGGCAGTGTTTAATGTATCTAATTTTTTTACAAGGTTATTAATAGACCGCACCGCCTGAGTTGTGCTACTCTCTATTTGTATATTGAGGGTATCTATGGTATTATCGGCCATTAAAGCACCTCCTTTTAATCAAAAAAATAAAGGGCAGACAAGACTTTTAATCCTGCCTGCCCTCGTCATTATTACCATGATTCAGCTCAAAATTTGCTTGCATGAGTTGCAATGTCATGAGCAACCTGTCACGTTGCCGTTTCTTTTCTGTTTCAGAAAGATTCTCTTCATCCTCTTGCTTTTGCTTTTCGGCTGTTTGTGAAAATGGTTCTTTAAGGTATTCAGCCTTTGACTTTTTACCAATAAGCACATTTGCAACCGCAGTCTGAACTGCACACATCGTGTACATGTTGAACTGCCATGCTTGCGAATCAGCCATTTTTTGTTTTAATTTGTAGGCTTCCATATATGGTTCTAAATCATATGGTGTAGAATCCATAAACTTTTCTTCTGAAACACCGATTGATAAATACAATGGAAGTAACTTTTTATGAACTACTTCTGGAAAAGTTAGCTCTTCTTCTTGTGATCCTGCGGAGTCTTCGGAAGTTTCTTTTCTTCCTCCGATTTCTCCTCCATTGCTTTTACCATTCCGGATAAAAAACCGTTCTTTTCAAGCTCCTGACTTGCTTTTTCAAATAAAGTAAATCCATTATGAGGATTTTCCTCTGTGGATTCATCTTCGTAGTCGTCCAGAAGATCGCACACTTTATCGTATGCAATTTTCTTTTCTTCTTCGGTTTCATATCCGAATTCATCCTTGTGCTTTTTTTGCAATCCTACTAGAATCAGTTCTGGAAGCATTTTAATCATATCTTTCGGATTGTTGATTGCTCCCATAGAAGACACTTGTGTAAGAATGTCTGACTGAGTAAGTACGCCATATCCGAATTTTACTTTGTATGTTTTGCCATTCGCTGAAAAACTAAACATAAATTATCCTCCCTGTTTTACATCTTATTCAGCAGCCGCTGTCGGCTCAATTTTGGTATCCAGTCCCTTATATGTATTGATGATAAGAGAAATAGACATGGTTGCTGCTTCGTTCTGTGCAATTTCTGGCATTGGAATTTCACGACCGCATTCTGCAATAACAAAGAATGAGTCGGACATATCCGGGAACGACACCTGAAACCAAGTTGCCAATCCTGTAGTTTTTGCAGCCTTAGAATCTTCGTACAGTTTTTTAATCTGTTTAACAGATTTGTCTGGATCCATGATAAATTCAATCTCCCAAGTACCACCTGTATCCTGTCTACCAGCTGCATACTGAGTCAGATAATCTTCCAGTGCAGAAACATCAATCTGTTCTGTGTCAAGAGAAATACCGCCGATGGAAGAGGCTTCTTCCAGCTGTGTGAATTTGGTAGGTTTTGTGCCTTTCACGGTTTCAACGGCATATGAAAATTTCACACCAAGTGTAGTTAATCGTGCCATTTTGGCTCCTTTCTGCCTTTCGGCTATAATTTGTTGCAATAAAAAAGAGCCTTAACGGCTCTGGTTCTAGTACGTAACCCTGTACCGGGAGATAAAAGGATCACCTCCTTCTAGTCTTCTTTGCTTGCCTGCTTTACGATCTGATTTACATAATTACTAAGTCCTGCAACGAGGATTCCCTGTGTGATTGCGGTAAAAATTGCCATTGCGATTTCCTGTGCGCCAGATATAGCACATGTAGCAATAACATAAATTCCACAAATCAGAATGCCTAAAGCACCAAGGATTGCCGGGATATATTTGTCCGGTATGACTTCGGATTTTTTAATACCCATTCCGATAAAGTACAGTACAACCGCGACAATAAGAAGTTCCGGTTTCACATAGTTCATAACCTGCTCCATATTTTCTCACTCCTTTCCTAGAGTAATGTACCGGTATAAATCCGGCTATATCTGCTAACAACACGTTTTATGCTGTTATCAGCATTATTCTGTCTTACGGGCCCGTATACCCTACGGAACCCCATGTCAACCATGGCCTTGTGGCTGGCATCGTCAATTTCATATACTTTTGAAGAAGCTTTTGAACCAGTCGCATAGGATTCTGATTGGAAAGATGGTGTTGTCGCGCACTCATCCCCCTCAAGATTGCCACGTGATGTTGGATTTCCAAGCAAAAACAAACGTGCGTAAACCCTTTTGTTTGAAGCTACCGTCTGACTTTCGTCATTAGAAAAGTTCCCTTTTCCTACAACGGGTTCAATAGTTGTTCTCCATCGTTCAAATACGTCTGAAACTGGATTTTTTACTACATCTGGCATATCTGTCACCACCTTATTTTGAGCATAGAAAAAGCACCCACCATTTCGGTAGATGCTTTTATATCTTACAGTATACATAAAACAGACGTTATATTCAGTAAGAAAAGGTGTTATGTTTTTATGCAGAAAACACTTCTTTTGCGATTCTACGGATATTCTGCATAATTTCTACGCTTGCTTTGTACACGGGCATTGTAGCCTCCGTACCGTAAGAACGTACCCATTCGCCAGAATCTGCCACATATACCCACGATTCGTTTTTTCCTTTTCCCTGTCCGTAAGAACCGATTGTGTAACCAAATTCTTCTCCTTTTGGATGAGGACTTGTGCCTGCCGGAGTGTTGTAATGGATACCTGCACCGAATTCTATGAATAAAATTCCAGAACCCTCGCACACAAGAGTTGCCTGCGCGTAATTTCCAAACCTGTTGATTTTGATGTAGGTATTGTGGTTCCTGTCAGAATCTCCCTGTGCCAACATAATATTTTCGTCTATGACAGGAATTCCCAATTCGCAAAGCCTTTTAAGAAATACTTCATTTTTATCGCGAAGACTGTTTTGATATGCTTTCAATTCTTTGATTGCGTTTCCAATAGATTTTTGGCTCAGATTGCATTTGATTACTCGTCCACTCATTCTTCTGCACCTATCTTTTTAATTCCATATCTAGCCAGATTTCCTCTTTGTGTATCAAGGATTTTCTTCAAACGGTAATCTGGCGGTGTTGTAGGAATACCATCTTCCAGAACCAGATTTCCCAGTGTGTCAACCTGTGGCACGGTATCAATCCAAAATACATCTCCCTCTTGCGGATGGAAAGAACGGTTAAAGGAAGTAATGTATCTGTCGTAATCCGGCACGATTCCTGCTGATATTTCCTCAGGCGTTCCTGCGGTAGATGATACAGAAAACTTAAAGCTTTGCGGTTGACTGTATGTCGGTACGGTATCTATTCCCTCAAGTGTTTCGATTACTCTTGACCAGTACACGGTCTGTTTCTGTCTTTTTAATCCTCTCATTTATGTTTATTCCTTTCAATGATTGTGATACAATGTTTTTAAAAGGAGGGGCAAATATGGAATTATACGATACAATCCATTGCAAATGTGGATGCAAGTATGAGGTTAATCAGAATATAACAATGGACAAAATATCATGTCCAAATTGCGGAACAAAATATGAACATTCTGAACAAGTGTTAAAAAGATTACGACTTGCAAAAACTATTGATTCTAACACAGAATCAAAAATATGGTCACATATTCTGGCTGAATCAACAGAAGAGTTTTTAAAACCAGAATCGCTAGAAGAAATCCTGGATAAAATTGATTGATAAAAGGGCTTGCCGGAACCTTACCAGTAGTCACATACTGCCATCATCCGTGACACGATTTCAGAGATGATATACTGATGCAGTTCTTCTGCTATCTGTTCACTACCTTCTGTGATTTGCCGTAAATATTCTGGACTAAGTATAGCATATCACCTCTTTTGATAAAAGTCGTGGTACATGTTTTGATTTTTTATTAGTTAACTAAAGCCTTCTTTAGTTGATTAGATAGATTTTATAGTTTCAAGATAACCACAAATACATTCTGCCATTCTTTTGCCACCAATAGATGTTGGATGAAAAAACATATCATTTTCATTTAATACAAACGATGAAATATTGTTTTCGTTCCAACCAACCAAGCTATTTAAATCAATACATGGAATATGATTATTCCCACATGCATTTAAAGTCGCTTTTGCAAAATCTCTAGTTGTGTTACCATTAGAATTTTTTAGCCCATCAGCACTACCTTTTTTCAAAAAGAAGTTTTCACCATTGCTATTTTTTGTTGGTGTTTGTGTCATAAAAACGATTCTTTTTGTTGGGTATTTTGTTGTTAATTTTTTCATCAGAGCATTTAGTCCACCATAGAATGTTCCAGTAAATGTTTGGTCATCTGTGTTAATATCATTTTCTGTGCCTATTGTTCTATCTTGTGCCCAATCATTTGTCCCCCCCATAACAAGTATGATATCAAAATCTTCCGTGATTTCGGCAAGACATTCATCTGTAGCCATTGCCATCAAACGTCTCCCTCCAACACCATGATTATAATATTTAGAAAATCCCAGTTCTTGCTGAACATAATCTTGCCATGCCTGTTGAGCAGTAATGCTATCTCCATAGGTGCATAATATTTTACCCAAATAAGGTTTTTCTAAATCAGATTTTAAAATTTTAATTTTTGTTCCACCAACAGAAAAATCAATATTTGAGATATCTTTGTCTGTTACATCATAAATATAAATATCAACCGTATATGATGCATTCTCAGTAGTTGAATATATAGAAAATCCTCTAATATCTGATTGCGCAGTATATGGCATTACTGATGTTTCAGACTTTCCAACTCCAAGACCTTGTATTTTTCCTATTGATTTCTGAAACGCATATGAAAAAGCATTGGCATATGCTGTTATATTGGTGTTACTATCATTTTGGAACTTCATTACAACAATATATTTTTTACCTTTTTCAAACAGAGATGTATTTATAAAGGCTTTGTATTGTTCCTTCGTAGCATTTATTGATGTTATTGTATTACCATTTAAAGTTATATTGCTTGATGAACCCTCAGAATTAAATGTCAATTTATTTATTTTATCTTTAAATACAATATAATCAATATCACCTAAATCTTCCTTTAGCGAATCAGTTTCTGTCTTTACTTCTTTGAATTTGTCGCCTACGGCTTTGGCATCTGCGAACGCACCCTGTATGGACAATGTTTCATCAGACATGGGCTTATCTGCAAGTCCCGGATAGCCTATGGGTTTATCTCCGTCTTGTGTGCGTATTTTTAAAATAGAATCTGCCATTCTCTAACCTCCTAAAAAATAAGTACACCATCATCATTTACAGTTGGCAAAATAGGGTTTTCATTTATGCAATCATTTTTTCTACTCCAACAGGGGACACATAAGTAAATTGGTTTCCTAAAACATCTTTTGCAACGCCAATTACAAAGCATCCGTAATCGGCAAGCATATTGCACACAAATTCCTCTGCATCCACCCAATACTGTTTCTTGACCATACGGTGAAGTTTTGGCAATAAACCATAACTGAACATTACACAATGCCCTAACTCATGGATAAACACACGGTTCAGAAGTTCTCCATATAGATTATTTGCAATCGAAATTGTCATTGTGGAATAATCCGATACAGCAAGAGTTCTTTCGCCTGTGCGGTCAATTAACACGCTGTCGTGCGGAGATACGAACTGCACTCTCCATAGGTCTCCGTTCATATAAAATTGTCTTAGCATGGCTTATCACCATCCCTTTCAAATTAACTCAAGTTCTTTGAATACTTCAAAAATCTTCGGAGATTGAATCGCAAACCAATCAACTGTGGTTTCATCATGTCCGAACTGTTCCATATGTTGCCAATTGCACTGCAATCCACTTTCCGACAAGAATGCATGAATAATTTCGTGTCTCAACTGCTTTTTCTGTAAGAAGTCAAAATCACCAACGTTATTTACGTTGTCCGTTCTGATAACAATTTCCTTTGCAGTATTATCTGTAAAGCCGTCAATATCTGCATTTTTAAGTTCTTTTGGAATAATTCTGTAATTCGTTCCAAGAACATTTATTACACATTTTTCCATCATCAATCTCCCTAATTAAAAAGCCCCTGTTACATTCCTGTAACAAGGGCAAAATTCATTTAATATTCAATTCATCTGCTGTATCAGACGAGTTAAGTCGGTTTTCATCGACTGTCTAAGAGTCGCATCTGCATCTGACCACATCTCTGTAAGATTACGGATAATGTCAGATGTATACTCTTTCATGGAATCATCCATTTTTCTCTTAGATTCTGTATCATTGGAATCATGGTAATGCCTGCGATTCTCGCTGTATCTGTCATAGCTTTCGCCATATCTGGACTGCTTATGGTTCATTCCATCCATTCTCATATCACTACGATCTGGATGATATCCCATGCGGTACATATTACGTTCGAACTCTGGATTGTTCAGATACTCTTCCATCCAGTCATCATCTTCCATGTACAGATACGGTTTGTATCCCATACGGCTTCCTCTGCCTTTTGGTGCAAATCTGCCGTTTGCATAACGATATCTGTCATATCCCATGCGTCCAAGATATTTCTCTTCCTGTTCACATTCGTCCATAGCTTCTACGATTCTGTAATCTTTATCTGCACAAATCGCACACTTTACAGCTTCCATGCAGTCTTTCAAATCGTCCCAGTCTTGAGCGCTGAGATTATCAAAGCCATGTGCTTTGGCTTTTTCCATAGCCCATTTTCCCATTTCCATTGCAACTTTATGCATTACAGTTCCCCCTTTCTAACAGCCTGTGTAACAGGTGTGTCTGTCGTTGGGGCTGTACCATTAATTGCCGTTAAATTGTTGCTCGGACTACAAGCTGGATTTCCTAACATCTTGAATACTCCACCAGTTGCACTTGTAGCTACTCTGGTTGCGTACTTCGTTCTGGTTCTTACTCCACACGCTGTAACCTGTGCGCAGCAACGATTCTCTAGCGGATACAAAGTTGTTCCTGCTCCTATCTGAATCATTACCGGGGCGGTAATTGTAGTGGCTTCTGGTATACTTTGTGCGATCACAATGCAATACTTTTCGCCATTTGAATAACTGCCTGCCGGAAGTGTGATTACGAGATTCCCGCCAGTAAACGCAACAGATTGGCTTATCACAAGATGACTACAGAGCTTACAAACATTTTTACAACTCATATTTCTACCTCTCAATCAAATAAGAGGTGAGCCGGAACCCACCTCTTAGAATTTAGTCAACCTCTAAGGGTGAGTTACTTAGCAGCAACCGTTTCCATATCCGTTGCATCCTGCGTATGCATACGGAGCCGGTACCTGAAATGCAGGAATCGGGGATGGATTGATTGAATTGATTAATCGCTGCGTCTGTGCGTTCATTTCAGTTACAATCAGCGCGGACTGACGATCCTGAGATGCAGCACGCTTCAGATCAGAGTTCTCTGCCTGCAATGTTGCAATCTTATCATTCGTCAAGAAATCAAGGATTGCTCTTGTATTGCTGTTCTGATTGTCCAGAATATCTCTGGTATTGTTGTTCATTGTGTTTTGAAGAGCACAAGTGTTGGTAGCAAGGTTGTAGTTGATACCCTGTATAGCTTCTCTTGTTTCACAGCAACAGTTTGCTAACTGAGACTGTAATGCATTGGTATTCTGCATACCAGCTACGGTATCAGCGTTAATTGCCTGTTGAACACCATTGAAGCCCTGAAGCATTCCAACGTTCACGCCGTTGAAGCCACTCTGCATGGTATTGTTGAGAGCATATGTGCTGTCACAGATGCCCTGCTGAATACCTCTGATACCATTCTGAATATCGTTAAGAGCAAAGCTCTCATTGATATCTGCACGTGTGGCCCATCCTTGGAATCCAGCACCATTTGCACCATTTCCACCGAAGCCGCCGCCCCAGCCGCCAAAACCTCCCCATCCAAAGATAGCAAAGATCAAGACAAGCCAGATAAGTGAAAAGCCATCACCGCCCCACATATCATTGGCGCGATTATTAGAGCCTGTAGCGGCAGCAATGTCACTAAGACTGTAATTTGAACCATTCATCATGTTTTTAGTCTCCTTAAATTTTATTTACAATAGGAGACATCCGCGGCTGTCATCCCAAATTGTAGCGATTTTGAATCACCCAATTATGGGGAAATGTTATAATCCAAGGAATTTCTGGATAATTCCGTCTGGTGATAAGTGCTTTTCATTAAATACATTTTGCTGTATTTGATGTAATTGATCTGTATCACCTTTTTTGTATAAATCCAACGCATTCTTCAATGTCGGATTGTTTCCTGCAAATTTACTCATATCGTTCATCATGTTATCCACACTTCCGAACCTCTGAGAAATCATTTTCTCAAATTGCTTTTTCATCATGGCATTAGGATTGAAACTCATCTTTGCTTACCTCCGTTCTGCTTAGATACCGATGTCTCCGACATTTGTGTCGGGAACATGTTTTTTATTTCAGAAATCTCAGAGCAAACATCATTCCGAAGCTGATTAAACATTGCTTCAATGTCAATCTGTTTTTCTTCCTGCTTTGGATATTGTTCTTCCGGATTGACAAGTCGGTAAACAAAAATTTTGCTTCTTCCATCTGCTTGTAATTGTTTCCTGTAGACTTCTGTACCATCTGTTTTTGGATAATAAACAGGATTTCCAGACATATCTACATCTTTTGCTTTTACAGTATCAATGCCATCAACCATCTGCCCTTGAAGCATCGGCATTTGCTGCATTTGTTGTACAGGCTGCTGCATCTGCATTTGTCCATATGGCATTGCCTGTTGATAGTTATTCTGTAATTGTGCCAACCTGTCTTGATACGGCTGTATTTGTCCGTAAGGGTTGCTCATCATTGGCTGTTGCGGATAATACGGATAACCTGCCATAATCTGTTCCTCCTGTCCGGGATTCAAGAATCATATCCATATCATCTATAGAACGATGCTTTTCCCATATACCCTCGTAAGGGTTTCTTAATATAATCATTACGTTTTCTCCTATGATTATATTATATAGGAATGAACACTGTATTTGAACGTCACTATTTCGCCACATTTCCGCCATTATACAAAGAAAAGCCCCGAATATACATCGGGGCAACTTTGGTAATTTTCTTTTTTATTTTTCTATTGATTCGGTCTATGGTTCTGGGACTGTACCCCATTAATTCAGATGCTTCCCATAATGTTTTTTCACTATAAGCCCGTAATCGAAATAATTTTTCTTCACGTGAATCAAAACCTGCTTCTTGCAAGTAAAATTTTCTTTCATCTTCTGAAAAATCCGCATAATTCATATAACTCCACCGTCCTCCCTTACAAGTGGAATCGATTTGTTACATAGGAAATACACCGCTCAACATAAATCCTACAACTGCTCCCACGACTGCTGTTATAATGCATACAATAATGGTGTCATAACGTTTGCCAGGGACTGCCATGAGGATTTTTAAATTGTTGTTCATCTCATCGACTGTTTCTTTGATATGATCTAAGTCATTGCTATACAGCGCAGTCTTCTGTTCAAGTTTATTAATTCTAGAATAAAATTCCTTGTGTCTTTCAGACTGCTTTTCCTGCATATCATGAATATTTTTTTCAATTTCTTCGAAGCGGTGATTGTTAAAGCACTCATGTTCACATCCCATCGCTTTTCCTTTCTTTCACTCCCTATAAGATTTTTGCTCTTTCCCTACTTTAACGAGCAACCCTGCAACGTGCCGGGAGGAAAAACACATTGCGTTCCATCCCATCTTTTTTAACTGAAACTTCCAGCAAAAGGAAAAACACCATGATTAATATAAATTTCAGTTTCAGATTCCCAACTTCTATTTACAGAAGATTCAGAATGTATTCCTTGGAACTCAGCCCCCTGCTTCACAAGAAAATAGAGGGCTAAATCAAATATGCAATCATAGCACTTTTCCATGTCACTATCTATTTTTTTATCTGTATAACTTGAAGGATAGTTTCTCTTATTCTTGAACGAACGAATTGCCCGTTTTACGGCAAGAGAAATCATTTCAGGTGATTCTGTATCATCGGTAAGATAGTTTACCAAATCGTTTATAAGCTCTTCGTTCATCCAAAATCACCTACCCTTGCCGAGTTAATATTTCAGAAATGATACCAGCCTTATTTGTTGAGGTCAGGGCATAGCCATTATCACTTGCAAGCTGCCTTAACTGTGGTACAGTCATATTAGACAGCTCACTTTCTGTGTATTTATGTGTTGGTTCTTCGGATTCAACACTTGCTACAGACGGTGATTGGCTGTTCACATTGAGACTATGCCCGCTTATTCCCCCTTTGTACCAATGATAAGACCACCATTGGATTTTGAAGCTACTGGAATAAATAAACCAGATGCTTTAGTCCATGTAGCAACTGGGTCTGGTGTAGCCCACATGGATAAAGTAACAAAGGAACGATTTTCCTGTTCGATAAATGCTTTGTAAGCATTTTCGTCCGGTGTTGGTCCCCACAGACCTGCGCCGAAGGATCCATCTGCTTCTGCTGCATAAAGAGTGAATACGTTTTCTTTGAAGTATCTGGAAACTCCAATAGTTCCATCTGCTTTATCGTAATTGAATTTTCCTTCGCATGTGGCAACTTCAATGTCAAATTCCTGCATGAGCAGATTTGCAAGTTCCTGTTTGGTCAGAAGACGCTTATTAGCCGCGCCTAGAACTGCTGTCTGCATTGCTTCGTTGTTTCTCATGTATCCAATCATTTTCTTAGAAGTAACGGCTCTGTTAACTACATATCCCTTATCTTCTGCGACTGCTACCATTTTCTGAATATCTCCCATGATGTCAGCAGCAGGCTTAGACCAGTCAGAAAGATCTACTTTTGCATCAGCGGGAACGCCAAAATCAACTTCCATTTTCACCCTGTTCTCATTAATATTGAGTTTGCCGGTGGAAAGAATTTGACCTTTCATAACTTTTGTTCTTTCAAATACGCTCTTGAAAAGTCTTGTTGCATCATCAAAAACATATTTTGTAAGAGATTCATCGTCCGGGACACCATTTTCGATAGCTTCCTGTAATTTTTCAGACAGATTGCTTTTCTCCTTAATCAGGAATTTTTCAGTCATTACTTTTTCGAATCCAGGTCTGGAACTGATATGTGCTTCTGTATCAAGGGCATGAACATAAGCTACTTTAGGAAGGTTCTGCCCGCTCATCAATCTGTAATATTCTGCTTTCCAGAACTGGGTTTTTACATTTGGAAAAATTACGTCCAGAATGCCAGCACTCGGTACTGGAAAATTTTGGGAAAACTTAAGTCTCTCTTCTTCTGTGATAGTATCTAAAACATTATATGGCATCTGTCATACCTCCTTAAAATACTGGGTCTTCTGTAGTTACAAAAACGATTCCTGATTTTTCAAGTTCAGTTTTTGCTGTTTCATCAACTGTTACTGGGAGTCTTTTTTCAAGAACACGACCTGCAACAATCACAGAAATCGGTCTTTTAGCATCATCTGTCATATCAACATCTTCAAACACAATGCCGATTGCGCCTGTTGCATTTGTCGGATATACAGAACCTGCTTTGATAATTTTCTTAGTTCCAACTGTTTCAGCATTTGTCTGTTCTGCTGTGTAAGTTTTGAGTACTAATCCCACCTCAGATTCAAGGATATTAGGTGTGGACTTATACTGCTCGGTTTTCATAAAAGCCATAATTTAATCTCCTTTTCTTATAAATAATCAACCGGGGCATTTGTGCCGATTGTTTTGCTTTCTGCTCCTTTGGAAGGTAAGTATTTTTCGAAATATTCTTCTGCTTTACTCTTTTCTTCCTTTTTGCCGCCATTGGTTCCACCGCCTGGGTTTGGAGTATTTTCAAGTACTTCCTTTTCCCAAGCTGCCTTGGCAGTATCGAGAGTTGTTTTATTTACCTCGGAAATTCCATCAACAAAAGCCTGAGCTTCTTTGAGCGCATCTTCGGCATCCATATTTGAAAACGCTTTGATTGCTCTTACGTAGGCATCACCTTGCATTCCTGCGTTAGCAAAAATAGAAGTGATTTTTCCTGTCAGTGCTTCTCTCTGGGAAGTTGCAAGTGCGGATTCAAGGTCAGAAATTCTTTTCTCGTTTGCAGCTTTTTCTTTCTGACGTTCAAGTTCTGCTTTTTCTGCATCAGTCATGTTTTGCTGTTTCAGCTCATCAAGTTCTTTTTGCAGTGCTTCTGCCTTATCAGCTTTTTCTTTAAGGGAAGTGTTTTTGTCTTTTTCCTTTTTTACTTCTCCTGTGACGGAATCAAGATATTTGGTCACCTGTTCATCAGACGGTTCCTCAATTCCCATACCGATAAGTACTTGTTTTGCCTGTTCTCTTGTCATGAAATCTCCTTTCTTCCAGATCATCACACTTTTTTCACACGGTTCGCTCCGCATATGACCTGCACCCGATTTACGCTCACGGGCTGTTGCAATATTTTTGAGTATTAAAAAAGAAATCTTAGTTTCCCAAGATTCCTTAAATAATTAATGTAAAAACGTTTATTCTTCGTCGGTGGAAGAAATTATTGCTGATTGATTTTGAACTGATTTCTGGCTAAAATTGTCAATCAATTCTTGTGCTTTCTGCATTTCCTCTTCTGGATTCTTATACAATGACTGCATGTACGGAAAACTCATTTCGTATACTTTCTGCGGATCACTAAATAATCCACAAGTAATAAGTGCAATGAGCGGATGTATTTTATTCTTAACCAGATAATCGAGGGCCTGTGCTTTAACAAGCATGTTATCCGTTGGGTTTCTGGTAATTTTTACATCAAAATCTCTTGTCGAAAGTTTTATATCACCAGTAGTATTTCTTATAATGTTAAGTATTATTCTGGCAGATGCTTTCTCAGCTTCACGGATAAAAGGTTCATCCAATTTGGCTCTACGCTCTGCGAAGTCCCAACCATTGCGGAGATATACGGCTTGACCGGTATCTCCCCCTGTGTTCTGTTGTCTATCTGGCATTCCTTCAACAATCAGCATATTGCTGTAAATATCATCTTTAGCAACTTGACTTTCTGATTGATTCAGTTCAGCAGTCATCAGTTCAACATCCGACTGGCATCCATTGCTGGTATCTTTAACAGATATAGCGCCAAGTTTTACCATCTTGAGGAATTCGTTCTCGTCAATCTCGCAGTTCTTGAATTTCATAAAGGCTTGAACAAACTGTTCAACTCCATCCATTCTGTTTGACTGCATGTTATTGATTGTATCGAACATTGTGATTGCTATTTCAACATCAGATAATCTGTCATGATTGTTTGGATATTCAATAATTGGAATGTTTCCGAAGCCATTCAGACCTGCTTTTTTAATCTTTCCATTCTGCACAATAAAATACTGGTTTTTTGAATAGCACTGATAATACTGTTGGTCATCTTCGTCTTTTAATATCTGAACCGACATCAGTGGTTTTCCGGTGCCTTTGGAATAAACAATGTAGCAATCTCCCGGATACGGAATAAAAATTCTAAATGGCGGAATGTCTGAATCTGCTGTCCAATCTTCTTCACGAAGAATGCACTTGTATGCAGTTCCTACTGCACTTTGATATGTTCCTAACTCAATGTTTCTGGCTTCTGCATTTGCTTCATCCAGGTAATCATTGAACAGGTCTACCTGTGCGTTGCTTTCTTTTGTAGCGTTCTTTTTCTTACAAACAAACTGAATTGGTTCGCCATAAGTCTGAGATGCTTTGAAGCGTACAACTTCAAGTGCGTGATTCTCGCACACTCGATTGTTAATTTCAGGACGCACAAGTTTTTCTCTGTAAAGAACTGGCTGGTCGCCTTTGTAGTATCTATACAGATAATCAATCATAGTTCTGTTTCTATTGTGAACACCGATTGTATCAGCAATCACTTTCAGTACATTTTCTGGTGCAATTTTGTTTACTCCGGTATATGCTACCTTTCTGCCAAATTCACCATGGCAGAGATCAATATAATTCATCTTATTTCTTGCCACTGCCCGTACCTCCTTTTAGGCATGAAAAAAGCACCGAGTTTTCGCCCGATGCTTCATACATTTTCATCATATATTATACATAACTGAAAAGTTATATTCAGTAAGAAAAGGTGCTAACTTTTGAAATTAAGCATTTCTTTTACGTAATTCACGGCTCTTCCATGGAATTGTTTAATGTATTCTTCGCTGTATTCCATTTCATCCGCAATAACAGTTAGCTTTTTCCCCTCTATGTATCGTTTGTACAAAAAATCATAATATTGGGGATTTTTCACGGATTCTATAACATCTATAAGTTTCTGTTTTTTATCCATAAGTTCTACCACATTATCAGCTAATTCACGCTGCGCATCTACCAGTTTTGCTATGGTATCGCCTATTTTATCTTGGCTTCCTGAAGTCTGAACGCGTTCAATACCATATGCCGAAGCACTAATACTGGTGGCAAGCAATTTTAAGTGTTCGATTTCTTCCAGTTTGTTATTTATAACTTTTTCGTATCGTTGAATTTGATTCAGATATTCCTTTATATCCATACTATCTCCTTCCCCAAAATGGATTCTGCATTGCCGTTGCTTTACCACCTAATGGATTTTGTACGTACTCAGCCATCATAGCCAAAGAATCGATTCCGTCATCATGTGGTACTTTTGCCCTAGTGGTATACGTAGTTACGTTAGCCATAAATAATCCGTAATCAGACTTTGCTTTGTACTGACTTGGATGCAGAAAATAAAAATGTTTTGCTATATAGTCCGAATTTACAAGAATCTTTGTTTCTTTATTTGCTGATGTTGGTTTTGTCTCAATTTCAGCTCGGCACTTTCCAGTAATCATTTTCTGGATATTGTGTGCCACGCGGTTTCCGACATTATTTGATTCAAAACGAATCTTATGTGGGTTATGTCTTATCAAAATATCTGCTGTCTTTCTATCCAAAATGTCATAGTCTGTAGTGTCATCAAACACCACATCAGGAAAGAAAAATTTATCTCCGTATTGGTATGCAATCGGTAATGATTCGAAGTCGGTTCCTTTATCTTTTGTATCACATACCGCCCATATTGCATCTGCATCTTTATCTGGAATGATGACGTATTCATCCTCGCATCCATCCGGCACGTCTTCTTTACTGAAAAAGAATCGTTTTAATTTATCCGGTGGCAATAATAATCCCTCACGTTCTACCGGCTGTTGCTGATAAAGACAGTTGTAAGAAATTTCATCCATGGATTCTTTAGCATCATTGAAATATTTCTCTGAGAATCCATTTACCGTAAATAGGAAATTACTTTTGCCGTTCTCATCAAGAGCCGGTACTGCAATAAACCTTGCCCGTGGGTTTCCAGCATATAGTTGTTGCAGCTTTCCGATAGGATCATGTACTGACCATCTAGTGGCAATATAAAACTCTTTGCATCCCTCAAGTCTACGGGAACGCAAGTCATTTACCACTTTTGTCCATAAGGTATCAAGTCGGTTCTTATTCAAAGCTTCTTCAATACCAGACACAAGGTCATCGGCAGTAAGAAATCTATTGCATCTAGTGGCGCCAGTCAAAGAACCATCAATAGAACGAAATGTCCATGTCTTAAATCGTCCGTTTCTTTCGAGATTGACTGTAGTTTCCTTTGCATTTGTTCCTTGAATTTCTATGTTAGGGAATATCTCATGCCACGTATATTCCACGGGATCATTGATAATTTCCAGAACACCATCATAAAGGGAACGTGTCAGAATGCTACTGTGTGCCGAAGACAGGTTAAAGTCATTCGGGAACCATCCACCTACCAATGATAAAAAGAAATCTTCCAGAGTACTCTTTCCACAACCCGGAGGTACGCTTAATGCAAATATATCTAATTTGTCATCCATCAGGTCTTGCAGTGAACCTATGATGTTATGCTGTAAGAACACATTTCTTCGTGGTTCATAGAATCGTTCTTTCGGGATTCGGTTCTTTTCAAGGTAAAGGAGCCCGCTGTCAACCTGATAGTTCTGTGCTTCCAACAACAAATACTGCCAGTACAAATCATCAAATGAGCCACTTCCTGTAACTGCTGCCTGTTTCGCAGCTTCATTGTGAGCGTACCGGCTGACTTTCATTGCCATGTTCTGTGCATCTGGATTATCATTGAAAGGAAGGTCAATATTCATATTTAACAGCAGATCAAGGCAATCTTTCTGGTTTTGATAGAATGTCATATCACCATTAATGATTTGATTTAAAATTGCCCGATACCATTCAATCGAACCTTCTGTGAATTTTTGCATAAAAATAGAGCCAGACCTCCTTTCTTTTTAGGATTTAGTCTGGCTCTCGTGTGGCTCTTTGACTGGTTTATTTATTAAATTCCGTAAAAATATTTTCAATTACTTTCCATTCTGCGAATATTGCCATGAACAATAACGGAACCGCCGAAAGTCCCCAATGATTTTCAATTGTCATTTGAATTGTGGCTATCAAATAATCTGCTACCCATTTGAATATTATGAAATTCACAATTATCCAACATATTTTTCTGATTTTGTTCATTTGGTCACGCTTTCTTGACCGGCCATTCAAAGCCAAAATCTGAACGTTTGATTTTGCATTGTGGGCTTCCGTCTTTCCAGAAAACTAATCCTTCTATCTCGTGTTCAGAAAGATATTTTTTGATTCCCTCGAATGTTCTTTCGACTTCAACGATTTCTTTGCCGTGCTTTATCAAGGCATCGTAATCATCATTATACGGATTGCCATGAAAATGTTTTCCGTAAGCTTCATATGTGCCATCCGGCAATTTAAGGCCTTGATTTGTCCACATTGAAGTTACATAATATGCTTCTACAAACCACTTATCAGACGGATTATTCTCATCAACCTTTACCCATCCCGGCCAATGACCTGTAATGGAATCTGGCTCACAACAAGGAATAAATCCCTCTGGTGGTATTTTGTCTTTCTTGCAGTCATATCTTTTATAATATTCTCCGTCAATTATCGCGCAGCAAGAACCGTCGTATTTGACTGTTGCAACACCTTCTCCTTTAAGTACCCATTCCATGCCCGGATGCACTTTCGGAAGAACCTTTACAACCTTATGGTCTTTAAATTCTCGCTCAAATAATGTTGGTATCTTTTTCATTTACTCACCTCACAATACTTCTAAGTGAATCCCACCACTCATCTTTTTCTTTTATATCTTCTTCTCGTTTATATTGAATTTTTATTTTATATAGTCCAGAATCAGATACGTGTGGCTCAACATGTAAGAATTTGAATTTCTTTTTAAGATATCCTATTTCAAAAACACATTCTTTTGGAAAAACAGTATAAAGTGTGACAAATTCTACAAAAATAATTCTCTTATCTTTTTCATGGTACACATCAATATTTGCCAACGCATCGACAACTTTTTTGTCTTTAGCAAAAATCTTTATTGGAAAATTTACTACAAAATATTTGCTCATACATTAACCTCAATCTGGAATACCTAATTGTTTGTAAGTAAATACCGCTGTATATTTCTTTCCGCATTTGCAGCAAGTTTCTGTAATAGTGCAAGTTTTTTCTTTGTCATTACATTTCGATTCTGTATCAGAACTTTTGAACTTGCATCCACCTGTCAAAATACATTTAATCCGTTTTGTGTTCATCTTGTTCTCCTTGCAAAACTTTTCTGATGCAATCCTCAACAAGTATAAAGTCTTTATATGACATACGCATCTCGCAATTGTAAAAATGCTTTCCAATTTCATTTACAATTAATTTATAAATTCTAAACTTGGTTTCTTCCGAAAGTTCGTCCAGTTCCACAGGTTTAGTCTTTTGAAGTTCTTCCGCATCGCTGGCAACTGTTTTAATAACATCTTCATCAGGCACTTTTATAGAATCAATAGCTTTAAGAATGCCGTCTGTTTCAATTTTTGAACATGCACAATCATAACAAGTATTCATACATTCACCTCAAATTCTTTCTTACAGTTACTACCCTTGCACTTCAATTTAAGATGCTGAATTTTTGTATCTGGACTAATCAGAAGTGCTTTCTTCTCGCAAAAAGGACAGCAATACCACAGTTTGCCATTGATGTTCTTTATTAATGCCCGTCCGTCCCACGGCTCCGGTGGGTTCATTACCTGAGAAAAATCTATCCCCTCAGATTCAAATGCTGATTTGATACTCATTAAAAAATCTCCTTAAATTTTCTGCCGTTCAAAACCATTGTCTTTGTTTCCCCAATACGGATATTGCTCTAAGCATTTTCTCATATACTCGTGCGGATATGATTTCGCAAAGTCAGCAATTTCTTTGACAGGTGCCTGTTGTATCTTCGTCCTCCATTCTGGATAACCTTTTGTTTCTACGCCCATGTCAGTTCACTCCATGAACCTTTCTTAGATTTGCATAATATCGGTCAACTATTACGTCCAATGCAGTCTGAAGCTGATTGATTGTGATGCAATCGGACTGATGCTGCCTGTGATATTTTACGATTTCTACAGATTCGTCATAAAATGGCGTATCTGCCTTTTCGTCCACCTGTCTTTTTAACTCATTGTTATAAGCACACATTTTATCCAGTTCAGCCTGAAGCTCGTTGATTTTATTATCCTTGTCTAAAATCTCATGTTGCCATGTCTTCAATTCTCATAACTGCCTCCCTTAGATTTTGGTAAACGTTTCCATATCATAGTTATCCCGGATATAATCTACACATTCAGATAATTTCTCTTTTAGAAATTGGTCTTTTGCGATGTCTGGATGCAAGGTATATAACATACAACTGTTTTCTTTTCCGTCTTTCTGAAACTTCTTCCAGTCAAAAGTCATTGTGAACAATGGAATCCTTGTGAGATTTTTTGTCTTGTGTCTTATATAGAAATTGCAGAGTTTCTTAATCATGGCATCTTCTCCTATCTTGTAGACCACGTAACTATTTTATTCTTGCACTGTGGGCATATGATATATTTCTGCTTACGTCCACGTCCAGATGGCATATTTGTAGAAAACATTTTTTCTATGCATTCTTCTTTAACATCTTCTTTTTCATCGTACTGCAACACTGCTCCGCATTTTCCGCAATTTATTCTTTTTAATGTTCCAGGAACTAAAATTTTATCATTTTATATCACCACATTCCTCTATTAGTGCTTGACTCTCCAAGAAAGTTAGGTTGACAATCTTTTTTATCAAGTAATGTGGCCTTTGCGTTATAAATCGTCTTAATCCTATCAGATTCGAGACAAAATTCACTATTAAATTCAGTTTTGCAGTTTGTACAAATCCATTCTGCATCAGTTCTCAAACCTGCAGCATCTACGTCGCCGCCAAAGATATCCACTCCTGTATTGATTACCGTTCCTCCACAAAGTGGACATTTACGTTTATCTCGTAACAATAAATCATTTTCCATAATCTCATTTCTCCCTGTCTTCCCTATGTTTCATCTGGCACTCAATCATCTTCGCTACATTCTCACGTTCCTGTTTTATTCCATGTCCTTGACTAAACAACTCGCATTCGAGAATATTTCCGCACTTGGAACATTCATCGTTGATTTCTTTACCTGCTATTTGCATTATTCGTCCTCACAATAAATTAAAAGGTGTTTGGCAATTTGTTTAAGCTCATTCTTTCCGTATAATCGGATCCCATCTTTTAATCCTCTGTCAATTAGCCAATCTGCTAATTTTAAAGGATGTTTAGGGGGTTCTCCATCTTTTGGGGTTGCTGCTTCAGCATTTGACTGAATAGTAAGTCCATACCACAAATGACGATGCCAGTATTCCAATGCTTCTTGGCTACATCTCTCTTCTAATTCCGAAAATACCTTTTTGTAATCAGATAAATCTTCTTCCATTTTCTTTACTTCTTGTACAGTCATCTCCTATGTCCTCCCAACATTCACAGCTATCATCAAGACATCTAAAATCTGCGCAATGTTCACTGTCACCATTACAGCAAACGCCTTCGTATGTCGCGTACCATTTACATGTACAACAATAATCTTTTTCTTCCATAATCCACCTCTCTAAACAAAAATTCCAGTACACGGACTTGAACCGTAACTAGCCACCCAACGTGGAGTACTGGAAACCATTCATAGAAAGGTAAGATAAAAATGAAATCCTTCCAATGATTGCATTTCATTGGAACGGTGCATCCGTGATTCGAACACGGACAACATTTCTGTTGGAAGACTTAGCAAGTCTCTCTGTTACCATTACAGCAATGCACCACTTAACTAACCAAATCTGATTTTATTGTATCGTCAAAAAATCAAAAAAAACGGTGGAAACCTTATTCGCAAGAGCTACGCCCACAAGTGGAATCGAACCACTACACTACACCTAGTTCGCTCCGTATGTTTTATATTTTCTCAATTGTAATGCAGTCGTACCTTTCTGAATTGATTATGTTTTCCATAGTTTCAATCGGATTGTATCCAAGGTTCTGTAATACCTGTTTGAATACTGTTACCGACTGACCACTTGCAAGCTGTACACCTTTTCTTGTGGCGTCTGCATGGAATACGTCATGTCTGCTGTTGACATTCCAAAAGATAATATTCGGAATAACATATCCGGCTTTTCGGAATTTCTTTTCCATTTTGTCATAGAAAGTCCAATCCTTATTCCCACTATAATCAATTTCCATATCAGAGATAACGACTATAGCTTTCGGCATCTCTTCTTGTAAAACGTTGTTCTCTTCAGCAATATCGAGTACTTTCTCAAATGCAGCTTTAAGGTTTGTGCCATAGCCCCAATTTGCTTTTGCAACATTGATTATTTTCTGATGAAGTGTTTCTCCATTCAGAGAAACAATCTGTGGACAACTAGAGAATGTCATAAACAAATTATGATATGCTCCTGTATTTCTCTCGGCAAAATATATTGCCAAACCGATTGACGTTGCCATTGGTCTTCCATACATTGAGCCAGATACATCAGCCATTATCAGTGCATTTGTTCCCTGTTCAACATAATCTGGAAGTGCTTTCCACTGTGCTTCAAGAACTTTGTTGTTTTCTCTTCCATAAAGGATTTTTTCTACGATGTCGTATGGATACAAGGTTGAAGCATTGATTTTAGCTTCTCCTTTATCAGCTTTATTGATAAATTCGCTGAATCTATCTGGATCATGCTTTGCAAAGGCTCTACGATAAATCATCATTGCACGGCTTGGAACTTCTGGATATTTAATCTCGTTCCACTTACCGGCAGACATGAGGCTTTCAACAACACCTATCTGTTTTCTCATGCTGCGAACGATTCTCTTAAAGTTGTAAACTGGATAGCCTAACTTCTGTGCAGTCATAATTCCTAATTTTCTAGTCTTTGCACTACTTGCGTCAGCAGTTTTAATCCATTTGGCAAGCAGAGAAATTGCTTTGCCATCATTGAGATTCTTCAGATCTTCCTCGAACTGATTTTTCATGGTTTTCCACATATCATCTTCCAGTGGTGTCCCAATCAATTCATAGAGGTCATCGTATCTTCCAAACACTCCAGTCAAATCAAGGTTTGGTCTGAGCGCTTCTGGATGATACTCTGCCATATAGCGAATAATGGTTCGGAAAGTTTTTCTTTCTCCAAGTCCGCAACGAATATCTCTTGCGTAAAAAGCAATCTTTGTTGCAAAGAGCTTGTCCTGTGCATACGCTTCTGAGAACAATGTAGTGATTCTATTCTCATCAGCATCTCTTAATGCTCCAACAGTTCCAAACAAGTCAAGTCTTGCATCGCTTGTAGTGCTCAGTGCGACTGCGCCATTTTCAGTTCTTGTGAATTTACCTTCTTCTTTCATTGCGTTTGCGAAATCCATGTTTTTCTCCTTTCAGGACACAAAAATATAAAATATTCGCCTAAGATTTTATTAATAAATAAGTTGCTGTAAGTGTCCCCTAAAATTTTCATGATGCTTTTGGTTTTTATGATTAACAGTCATATCCAGAATAATTGCTGTAAGCACCACATAGTGGCAAGGGATGGAGTCGAACCATCAACACGTACCTTGTAATGGAAGAATTGCTGTAGAAGTCACAAACATGACTTGCAATCTTTTTACTGCTCTACCAATTGAGCTACCTCGCCATAGTTGCCGCCTATAACGGTCAAACACTCCAATGAAAGAGCAATTGGGTTGAGTTCCACATTCATAGAAAGAAGGTGTATTGAGAATTTGTTTTAATCCGCTGAATGATAGACGGATTAAGTTGCAGGAGGCGGATTCGAACCGCCGTTCTCAAGAATATGAGTCTTGTGAGATTCCACTTCTCTACCCTGCCTTGTGTGGATTTTCAGCGTATTTGTACCGGCAATCCACAAACCGACTGTTTCTTACATCTCGGACAGCTTCCTCATATCCAATATTTACAGATTGGATAATGGGAGAATGCGGAGTTGAACCGCCCTGGTACTGTTAATCAGCCCTCTGCCCCTTATGGTATTATTCCCCCAGAACCCGGAGATTGTTCCGGGTTAGCAATGATTTTTTCGTGTTATGCTTTCCACTAGGCAATTTTTCATAACTTGGACTATCGTATTTTTGCCAACCTGACGGCTTTTTGGTAACCGTGGTATGCTCCACGGAGTTGTTTCGGATATTATTATGCCTTTTAACTTTATGCTTCTTGAAAACTCCCTGCCATCAATGTGCACTTGTGATGGCTTATTGAAACTAAGAAACATTTATCGGACGGGAAATCAGATCAAGCACAAGCCTATGCCGTTACATACCTTTGCTCATTCTGATTCACATACGCTCATCCGAAAGTTTTTTCTGCCCATAAAACGGATGGGTAGCATACGGAAGAAATGGAAATTCTGAGATTCGAACTCAGGACTTCCCGGTTATGAGCCGGGCGTTCTAACCGCTGAACTAAATTTCCTGAGTAGAAGCAGTCTCCCGGATTGCAGATTTTGAGTTGATTTGCTTCTACTGTTGCGGTTCTTTGCCACCAGCCGCAACAAATGTCATGGATAAATAGAGTACATCGTTTTTACGATGATTCCCATCCGGGACATTTGAAGCCCCTTTAATCAGCTCCGTTGAGCTAGATGGGTTTTCGTCGGAGGGTCTATGTAAAATAAACCATTGCCAGGTACATGCGCAGCCCGGCAAGCTGGGCTAGTGGGATTCGAACCCGCGAATACAGCAGTCAAAGTGCTGTGCCTTACCACTTGGCGATAGCCCTAGAATCTTTCTCCCACTCCGCACCATTACAAAAGCAGGAGAAAGAATTGAATGTGTGATAATATTTTTATTATGTGCTCTACAATTGCAACACAACTTATGTGGAGAATCAGCGTTTAAATAACTAAGTTGTTCTCTTTTTTTGTAGAGTCATATTTGCTAAATCGGATGTCTCGATCGTTTGCTTGCATACCGCTCCACTACCGGACAAGCGTATCCTTTCGGTTTAATTATAGGTTTAACCCGCTCTATGATAAAAAACGGAATAATCCTCATAGGAATTGCAATCAGCATGTATTTACCTCGCAGTGCAAATCAAAACTGTATTAAGTATCATTCCTGCTTCCATCAGCAAGAAGAATGCTGTGGAAAATTGATTGCCTTTGTAATTCCGGCTCATCAAAAATGCAGCTAATGTAGTAAAAATCAGAATATTAATTGCCACTGCGATAATGGTTAATGGTAATCTCATTTTTCCTCTCCAATCATAAAATTAAGTATCTTATCTGCAATTTCTTCTTCCGGCTCAAATGGTAATCCACAGTAATTATAACGCTCTAAAGCCGATTTTAGGCTTGCTTTGAATCCACGGTAAATTTCCCCGTGTTGTAACAGTTCATGCCTTAAAACTGAAACTGCATCA